TCTTTAACACCCTAATTTATCCAACTTACAGGTGTCATGGCTGTCCCTATTGCTAGGTTAGGAATAGTCATTCGTCCTCATGAGGTCAAGCTGACTGGCTTAGGTGTTCTCCCTATACACCAATGTACGTTCCCATATGGCTATCACACCATTTCTCATCGTATTGGGCATACTATCTGTGGATTAGACAGAACGTAAGTTTATAATCCTCTAAATGTCCCATCAGGGAAAGCATATTCTTCCCACTCGCCATTCACAGGCACCATAACACTATTGTCATACATATTAATGACAACAATACGTTCTCCCTTATCTAATAACTTATCTAATCCCTGTTCAGGAAACTCTCCTGTGTATTTGACACATGTCTTCTGTGTCTTGTTGATGATGATGTACATAACTGATTGATATTTAAATGATTAATAACTATTTATCTGCTTGTGCATCGTAATGCGCTTGTCTATCTTCCTCTGTATAGCCTGCTGAGTCATATTCTGGCTCTTCATCATCAGCCCATACATATTCCACTGTCTCAATCTTCATCTGCTTTCTAACCACACCTCTTTCCTCATCCCATGCATACTGATCATTAATGTCATCCACTTCTATGAACCACTTACAATCCTGTTGTAGTTCTTGAGCAAAGTTGGTTAACACATATTCCACAGACTTCCAATCTGAATAATAAGCACTAGGAAGATATCTTTCTCCTGCCATTCTTATTGTAGAAACCCAAATAAGTGGTTCTTCATGACCATCCTCAGCTACCATAATGTCAAATGTGGCACATAATGTAGGATAGGAACACTTGTCATTAGTATACCTAACAGCAAACATTTTTGCCATTGTAGGAATGTGAGCAAACTTGTATGGCTTACCGTGGAAGGAAACTTGACGATCTCCAAAATAAAGGTGACCATCTTCAATTTTAACTCCATTAGGGAGAGCAAATTCTTTTGTCATAACAATCGTTTAAATGGTTAATTAATGCTATATTTATCCTCTAATAATTTGATTCTCTGTTCTACCAATTTACCTATTAAAAGTGTCTATGGGTCACACTGCCTCTCTCTAACTCACACTAAATCAATGAGTTATGAGTTGGAAGTAATGATGAGCCCACCCTAAGGAATGGTAATTCCCCACCCATATATATAATAGAAGAAAGAATGTCCCCATTGAGAGGACATTCTTCTATTCATTAGGCGTTCATCAAGCTGTTGATGAGTTCATCGCTTGCTGGTGCAACAGCAAGTGTTTCATAACGCTTGATTTGGGAGTTAACCCTTGCATCTTCAAGTTTCTCATCACGAAGAGAAGACCATTGCATCTTGTTAATGTAAGTGCTGAAATTGAGTGTATCAATTTCTGTGGCTGTTACATTACCATCATCATCAACTCTATCAATAGTTGATGTTCCAGGGATGAGTGTGATGCTTTTAACATTACCGCTCTTAAAATCGGTGTTAAAAGGATGGTCATCTGGTACAGAGAATACTACATTGTTTCTCTGATAACGAGTGAAGGTCTTGCCATCTTTTGCTCTTTGACCTTTTTTGTACTTCAAGCCACTTTGTACAAAAGCAACTTCGTAAACACTTTCATCTTGCAACTTAATTGGTTCCATAATGCCCTTTCAGTTTTTTGTGTGGTGACTCCACATTTTACAGTTAATAATTATTAAGGAAAAGAACAGGGGGGCTATCCCGACTCTCCAAATTCTGCTGGGGGTTTCTGGATGGAATACCCTCCCCTCCCATGCACATAATAGGTTTTTGGTTCCACGTGGAACATGGGGGGATTGTCAACCTATAGGCTTACATATGGGGGTGTTTTGTCAGCTTATAGGTTTACAAAAAAAATTTTGTTGGTTATATGGAGGATGTGTTATAACTTTGGGGCGGTGGGTGGGTTAGGTGATAGTTCCGTCCTATGGATATATGAGCAATTGGTGGTTTGAAGTGGTTGACGGATGTCTCTGAGCTAAGAATATAAGAATGGGGAAGGTGTATCTGGTTGAAAATAAGACATAATATAGCAATAGTATAAAAGATTGTATTTGACTATGTTATAAAGTCTTCCTATCTTTGTATCAACTACATTAACAATATGAAGGTCATATTACAAAAGCTGAAGAAACAGGAGGAGGATAGCTATCTGGTAGCAGAGAGGTATTACACCATCCTGTCAGCTATTAATGATCTTAAGCTGACACAAAGGGAAATACAGCTTTTGGCTTTTACGGCTATTAGGGGGAATATATCCTATGCCAATATAAGACAGGACTTCTGTGATAAGTATGGCACCACCAACCCCTCTATAAACAACATCATTTCCAGGCTGAAGAAGATGGGGGTGCTGGTGAAGGATGGGACAAAGGTGAAGGTGAACCCCAAAATACTATTAAACTTTGAAAACGATGTCACCCTTGAAATCAGACTTGTTCACAGATAATAAGCCCATGAGCCTTCCTGTTAAGGATTGGATCATTAGAAAGCTGGCTGTGAAGATGATGCTGGGGGAGAAGACCATTGAGGCTGTTGTCAACCATCAGTTTCAGGAAGCTAACAAGGCGCTGACAAAGCATAAGAGTTTGGAGATCAGTGGGTTTGGCAAGTTCTTCTTCAATGAGGGAAAAGCTGTCAAGCAGATGGCGAAGTTTGAAAGCCAGAAAGAGCTGTTCAGCAGGATTTTGGAGAACGAGGTGTTGACGGACCAGAAAAGGAAGTCGATAGAGCTCAAGCTGCAAATAGCCCTAGATAACATAAGAGACTTAAAACCAAAGATGTATGTCGATGATTTCCCAGATTTACGAGGGGTGGAGGAACAATTTGATACCCCCAGAGAAGATGAGGACAGCGATCATAGAGACGAGTAATGAAAGAATGAGGATCTGTAAGCAGTGTGAGTTTCATTCAGCTAACAGAAAAGATTATAAAACCATCCGTCCTGATGCTCATTGTACCCATTGTGGGTGCACCCTGTCTGCAAAAACCAAATGTTTATCATGTGAGTGTCCACTACAGAAGTGGATTGCTGTGGTTACGCAAGAACAAGAAGAGCAAATAAAAAAAGATGATGGAAAATAAAGAGGTTGTTTTAAAGAAGATTCCCCTGAGGGTGTTGATAGACATTCTTCAGGATGCCTGGAACAAGGGAGCTGACTACATCGATATTATTGGTGTGGCAGACGAGGTTCAGGACAATATAGCCATTGCTATAAAAGAAGAATATTTTAATACCAATCCAGAGGAAGAGTTTGAGGTGGATGTGGAGCTAGAAAAGCTGGATGAAGATAAAGACATTACTGACGAAGATTTAAACCAATTAATATGAACCCTGTAGTAGAAGCATGGATTGTTATTGAGAAACTGGGAGCTCTTGTGGCTACACCAGGCATCTCAGAAGATGTTAAAACTCTAGCTAACGAACAGATTGCTAAGCTTTTAAAGGATGTAGTTACACCTGGACTAAGCAAGCTCTCTGCTAGTTCGGCTGGAATTATTGCCTAAATTATGCATATGGGAAAACCCAATGATTATTACAGAGTGCTTGCACTCCTCCAGCAATTACAAGTTAGCTATCCTAATTACAATATGGGTAGACATATAGCCACTGCGCTAGATGAGTATGGAGATGTGTGGGGACTTACAGATAGAGAGATATTGTTTGCTCTGGAGAAGTATAAGGCTGAGCTGGATATGGATGTCCCACATACGGACGAGAGTGAGATAGACCAGATTATAAAGGAGGGGATGAATCTGGAGAATATACTAAAAGAAGAAGATGGCGAAGACTATTAAAAAAACTACATACGTAAATGCTGAGCTTGATTGGGCAGAACAGCAGCTTTCCTCATGGAAGGCTTATGTGGATGCCAATCCCCTGCATGAACTTAAGGATAGAATTGAGTGGAAACCAACGGCTAAAGGAGGCATGCTTCCTATGGTGATCGCATCAATCGAAGCACAGGGTAAGTTTATACAGGAAACAATGAAGAACTACTTAGCTCTTCTTGAGGTGGTGGAGAAACTACGTGAGAAAGAGGAAGCTAAAGTGGAAATCAGAGGTAATGGAGAACTAAGCTCCATGGCTGAAGACTTCCTTAAGAGCAGAAGATAATGAACGAGCTTAAGAGCATAGACTACAAAGACTGGTTTATTAACCAGGGGCGTCTGCCTGACCGTGAGTCTGCAGAGTATAAGCCGTTTTTTGACTTTCATAGAGAAATATGCTTGAACGGGTGCTTAATGAACGGGGTGTATATCAACCCATTCCTTTACTGGCACCTGAATGTTTGGCATACAGAGGTGGATGTTGTAGATGAAAGAGGACGCATCTTCCAGAAATATGCAAATCCCCTGTTACGTGATAACGAATGGATTGTGACAAATGAGATTGACAGGGCACAACAAGATAAAAAGGGCTTGGTGATACTAGGAATACGACGTTTTGCCAAGTCTGTTTTAGAGGCTTCTTACATAGGGTGGGGCGCAACATTTGATGAAAACTCCCAGAATGTGATCGCTGGGTTAAATGCCCCCGACATAAAGCTGATCACAGATAAGCTGGACAAGGGCCTCAACTTCCTTCCTGAAGCATGGAGATGGCAGAGAGTTGAGGACAACTGGAAAAACCAAGTCACCCTAGGTATTAAGACTCGTGGAGGAGAACGTATACCATTTTCTCAAATCCTCATCCGTAACTTGGATGAAGGTAATAACGAAGAAGCTATTGCAGGTACCAAACCTCGTAAACTAATCATTGACGAGATTGGTAAGGGCAACTTCCTCAGAGGCTTTCAGGCAGCTGTGCCAGGTTTCACCACACCTTATGGTTGGGGATGTTCTCCTCTACTTACAGGTACAGGTGGTGACATGAAGAAATTCATGGATGCCAAGAGCCTAATGTTTGACGTGGACAACTTCAACTTTCTCACTTATAACAATGAGAAAGATGACAGAAGGGTGCACGGACTTTTCATTTCCTATAAGTATAGGATGGAAGCTAAGGAAGAATCCACACTTGGAGCATTCCTTGGACATTCAGAGGACAGCGATTTGAACAATGTCCCTATGCTTGTAAGTAATGAGGAGAAAGCAAAGGAGATAACAGAGAACAATCTCGAACGCCTTAAAAAGGCTGGAGATAGAGTGGCCTATCTGAAGGAAAAGATGTACTATCCTATGGAGGTGGATGACATCTTCCTGAATGAGGACACAAATATATTTGACATAGAAGCAGCCAAGCGTCAAAAAGGTAGGTTGCTCATGCAGGGGCGTACAGGAACTCCTGTTATTCTGTTTCATGATGGTGAGAACATCAGCCATGAGTTTACAGATAAACAGCCCATAACCAACTTCCCCCTAAAGAACAGTGACTTGAAAGACGCTCCTGTTGTCATCTACGAATTTCCCATCGAAAATCCTCCATATGGACTTTATGTGGCTGGTGTGGACCCATATAGACAAGGTCAAGCTGCATATTCCACCTCTCTTGGTAGTGTGTACATTTATAAAAGAATGCATGACATAACAGGAGAGAAATATCAGGATATGTTCGTAGCTTCGTACTGCGCTAGACCTGAAAAGAAGGAAACATGGGAAGAACAGGCTAGATTGCTCATCAAATATTACAATGCTAGAACGCTTTGTGAGAATGATGACATCTCCTTCATAGAATACATGAAAGCAAAGGGAGATGCACACTATCTAGAGAAACAACCTGACTGGCTGAAAGAAGTGGTGCCTGGAACAACAGTGAAACGTGACTATGGTGTACACCGTTCTGCAGATAAGATAAGAGACTACCTGCATAACTGTCTGAAGAAGTATATGGAGGCTGTGATATATCAGGAGAAGGATGAAGATGGAAAGGTGATTAAAGAAGTGACAGGTGTATCAAAGATATTTGATCCCGTGCTGTTGGAAGAGATAATTCAGTATAACGATCAAGGTAACTTTGACCGTATTGTGGCTGCAGAACTTGCTATTGCTCAGGCTCTTAAGATGGACCCTGTGATGGGCAAGGTGGGAGGATCATCAGATCCTAGAGTGAGTGCGATATTCAAACCCAACAAGAAGAACGTATTGTTCACAGAATCTCGTGGGTTATTTAATAAAAGGAAAAAAAGTAAACTATTTTTATAATGGCTATCATTAGATATACCAAGGATGCTACGATTAGATATGCCTATCTAAACATATTCCCTGATCAGTTCAAGACTGACAAGGAAAAGCAAGATGAGAGTTGGATAAAGAACACCATGGACTACTTTGCAAACAAGGCATATGCTGAGTATGTAAAGAATCGTGACACCTTTGTCAAGAATTATGACTTAATGAAAGGCATCCTTCGCATGGAGGACTTCTATCAAGAACCTCAGGTGAGAAGTTTTACAGATATGATGACAGCTGATTTACAGCTTCCTGCATATGTAAAGATGTATTCCATCATAACCACTCCTGTTAACGAGCTGGTTGGCGAGATATCAAAACGTCCAGACACCTTCCGTGTTAAGGCATTTGATGATGACAGTAAAGCTGAAGAGCTACAGTTTAAGACAGAGATTCTTCAGCAATACGTTTTAAATGAGGCTAAACAAAAAATCATACAGTCTGCTGCTCTAAGTGGAGAAGAAATTTCTGATGAGGAATTGCAGCAGATGAGTTTTGAACAAGTGAAAGAACAATTGGATGCTTACACATCTGTGGCTGAAAAATGGGCCAACCATGTTCTCACTTGTCAGAAAGCAGAGTTTAACTTAAAAGAAAAGTCAGAAGACGCCTTCCGTGATATGTTGATATCTGGAAGGGAGTTCTATCACATATATGAAGACAACTCAAAACTTGGATTTAATATTGAGGTGGCTAACCCAAAGAACACTTGGTTTCTTACAACTCCTGATCGTAAGTGGATCTCTGATCCTACAGGTAGAGCTCAGGGGGCTTATGCCGCTGGTACAGTTCAGGTTATGGAGCTTTCAGAAATCATTGAGAGTATTCCTGACCTCACCAAAGAAGAGATTGATCACTTACGTTCATCTCTTCAAGACTATGGATTGATTAATGTACGTGAGTCCAACCTTGGTAATCCTGATGCGATTCCTGGTATAGACTCTGTAATGTATGATACATATGATCCTCTTGTTCTTCAAACTCGTATGATTATTGAATCAGAGATGAAGGAGAACAATGATGGATTAAAAGACTTCTTGGGACTTACATCTAACGTATCTTCCTTTGGATACAAATACGTTGTTGTTCGTTGTTACTGGATTAGTAAGAAGAAGATTGGTAAGCTCATCTATCTAGATGAATTGGGCAACGAACAGTCTGTTCTGGTAGACGAGAACTACAAATCTGGTACTGTTCCTACACAACAGAGTTTGGAGTGGGGATGGATTAATCAGTGGTATCAGGGTACAAAGATTGGTCCAGACATCTATCACATCAAACCATTCAAGCTTCTTAACTATTGTCCCATCATTGGTACAACTTATGAAGTGAAGAACACGGAGGCTAAATCTCTGGTGGATTTGATGAAGCCTTTCCAAGTGTTGTACAACGTTTGTATGAACCAGTTGTACAAATTGCTTGAGAAGGAAGTGGGTAAGGTGTATTTGACTTCCATCAGACATATTCCTGTTCCAAAGGATGGTGATGCTCAAGATGCATTAGACATCTGGGAAATGGAAGCACGTAACAGGGGTGTTGTATTTATTGATGATAGCCCTGAGAACTTAAAGAGTCCTTCAAGCTTCAACCAGTTTAGGGATATTGACCTTACACGTACACAGGAGATTCAATCTCGTTATACACTTGCTCAACAAATGAAGAATGAATGTTGGGAACTAGTAGGTTTGTCTAAGCAACGTCTTGGTTCTGTATCAGCTAGTGAGTCTGCAACAGGAACTAACACAGCCATTCAACAATCCTATTCTCAGACAGAACCTTTGTTTGTAGCACATGAATATGTTCTTGGACAGCTATATCAAGCCATCATTGATGCTGCCTTGTATGTAGAATCCAAGAAGCCTCAGTCTACACTCTCTTACATTACAAATGAAGGAGAGTCAGCATTTGTTTCTGTAAATGGTTCTGATTTAAGATTCCGTGATTTGAAAGTGTTCTTGACTAATCGTCCTGAGGATACACAAATGTTTAATGAGCTTCGTCAACTTGCTCAGGCTGTTATTCAGAACGGTGGAAGCTTGTACGATGTGATTGAGCTTTACAGCACCAAGTCTATGAGAGCCATGAAGAAGGTGTTCAAAGATTTGCGTGATAAACAAGATGCCATCCAGCAACAGCAATTGCAACAAAAACAGCAAGAGCTTGATCAGCAACAACAACAAGTTGCAGCTCAATTGCAACAAGCTCAATTGCAACATGAACAACAAATTGCTCATGATGATTATCAGAAAGAGCTTGATAGAATCAATAAGAAAGAGATTGCTATAATTTCAGCCACAGGTTATGGAAAAGTGGCTTCCGAAGATGCAAACTCTAATGCTGTTCCTGATGTGTTGGAAGTGAGCAGGCTTGCTAATGAAGAAACATCTGCAGCAAATCAACATCAGGCAAAGCTTATGGAAATAGCATCCAAAGAAAGACAGGCTGCTGAAAAGCTAGCTCTGGAAAGAGAGAAGCTTCAGGTGGATAGAGAAAACCAAAAGAATGACTTAGCCGTAGCTAAAGAAAATGCTAAAGGAAGAGCTAAGCAACCTAAATCCAATAAATAATGTTTGATAGGCTAATAGACCTACTAACAGGCTGGTTTGAACAATTGCTTCCTTTCTTCATCGTAAGGGATTATGAGGAAGCAGTTGTTCTAAGGTTTGGTAGGTTCCACAAGGTGGCTAAACCTGGTTTCCACTGGCGCATCCCTTTTGTGGATGAGCCTATGGAACAGCATGTTGTGGTCACTACTATTAGCCTGGCTCCCCAGAGCTTATACACAAAAGACAAGCAGAACATTGTGGTGAAAGGTGTGATTAAGTATAGAATCTCTGATGTTCAAACCTTCCTTCTGGAAGTGTATGATGCTCAGGACGCTATATCAGATATGACCCAGTCTATCGTTAAGAACATCATCATGGATAAAACCCTGGATGAATGCATAGATCCTGAGATAGACAACACCCTCACGAAGAAAGCTAGGGTGGAAGCTAAGAAGTGGGGAGTGGAAATCCAACAGGTAACCCTCACTGACCTAGCTCCAATTCGTTCTTTCAGGCTTATAAACGATACCATCGTAAACAAACTTGATTAGAGTAAATTAGATTAATGCTATATTATCTACGAAAAACCCTCATATAGCAACATAACTCTTTGCTATTCAATTATATCTATCTATTTTTACAGGCGTATAAACCAAATTAAAATAAACTACATATGGCTGAGAACCTTGATAGTCCGTCATTCGGCAACTTTAGTATTGAAAATACTATGGAAATGGGACCTGGGGGAGCAGAATTGTTAAACGATCTGTTGTCTCCTGAGACTTCTACAAGCAACCCTGATGGTATTCAGGAGATTGTAAAGAATGTAGAAGATCCTGCCCCTGCTCCAAAACCTGATGTTCCTAAGGGAAAAGAAATTGTCCCTAAAGAAGATGGTAAAGAACCTACAGGTCAAGACCTCATCTCAAGCTTCCTTGGTGATAACACTGATGAAGAAGAGGCTGAGGATACACAACCCACTGACAATCAACCAGTTAAAAAGAAAGCACCTGAAGCAAAACCTGCTGAAGCTGCTCCTGCTGATGAAGAAGAGAGCGAAGAGGGTGATGAGCAAGTGAGTCAATTTACAGCTCTTTCCCGTGATCTCTTTAAACTTGGTGTCTTTTCAAAAGATGAAGAAGAGGAAGATGTAAACATCTCCACTCCTGAAGAATTCCTTGAGCGCTTCCAAAATGAGAAGAAGAAAGGAGCTGTTGAAATGGTACAAAACTTCATTGGTCAGTTTGGTGAAGACTATCAACAAGCATTCGACGCTATATTCGTAAAAGGTGTTAGTCCTAAAGAATACTTTGGTACCTACAATAATGTAGTGAGCTTTTCTGAAATGGATCTGTCACAAGAGAACAATCAAGTGGCAGTGATAAAGCAAGCATTAGCTGACCAAGGTTTTGAGCCTGAGGACATTAACACAGAAGTTGAAAGACTTAAAAACTATGGTGATCTTGAGAGCGTAGCTACAAAGCACCATAAAGTGTTGGTTAAAAAGGAAGCCGCAAAGCTCTCACAAATGGAGCAAAAGGCTGAACAAGAACTCCAACAAAAACAGGCAATTAAAAACCAATACATCCAAAACGTTCAACAAGTTTTACAAGATAAGTTGAAATCTAAGGAGTTTGATGGAATCCCCATCAATCCCAAGTTGGCTAACGAACTACAAGACTTCCTACTGGTAGATAAGTACAAAACTCAGTCTGGTGAAACCCTGACTGATTTTGACAAGACCATCTTGGAATTGAAGAGACCTGAGAACCATGCAACAAAAGTGAAGGTTGCTCTCTTGCTCAAAATCCTAGAAAAAGATCCCACCCTATCTACCATCCAAAAAACAGGCGTTTCAAAGAAATCAAACGAACTGTTTGGGGAAGTGGCTAGACAAGTGACTCGCACTAAGACAGCAAGTAGCTCTCAGCCTTCTAAACAAAATTCATGGTTCATTTAAATTTTCATTAAATAAAAGGATAACAAAATGGCAATTCAAACAATCCCAGGTCTAACTGGCTTCACGTATGCTCGTGTCGCATCTATGGACAAGCGTGCTGTGGGTAAGCTAACTGACGCTAACCACCTGGAGAGCTTTCACTCAACTGAGCCTGCTGATTACGATAAGAAAATCATCAGTCTCTATACACAGAGCTCTCTTTACAGCAATGACTTCCTAGACATGATCAACAAAAGCACGCCTTATTACATTGATAATAATAGCGATGCTTGGAAATGGCAAGTAGCTGTTCCCTACAAATTCCCTAAGATTATCGACATCCCTGCTTCAACTCTTGAGTTGAGCAAGCCTGGTATCGATGGTCAAGAGTTCCAATTGGTAATTGACACAAACGAGTTCTCTAAGAACGCAATCGTTTCTGTTGGTTCTCGCCAATATGGTCCTCGCTTTTACGTTATTAAGGATCCAGTTCCTTGGAACATGGGCTTCCTTTATAGCTTCACTTTGGTTACAGACAATCCAACTGTAGACTTCGTTAGCCCTACCTTCTTGCAAGTGGGTATCGAACTTGAGTTGGTTGATGCTGCAATTGGTGAGTTCGATCAAGATTTGTTAGGTCTTCCTCGTTTGGGTGAGCAAATCACAATGTTTGAATCTTTGGGTTCTGCATATGGTTTTGAGCACAAAATCACTGAGTGGGCTGATGACAAAATGATGCGTGACTCTGCAGGACGTCCTTTGGATATCCTTGTTTATGCACCTCAGCGTCGTAACCAACTTCCTTTGACTCGTAACGATGTTAAATGGGAGCCATTCATTGAGTTCTGGATGCGTAAGTCTATGCTTGAGTTGAAAGTTAAGCGTATGATTTGGTCTCGTCCTGGTACTGTTAAGACTAACGGTAGCAAGCAAGAACTTAAGCGTACATCTGCTGGTGTTTATCACAGAATGCGTAATAACGGTAACTTGGTTCAGTACAACCGTGGAGAATTCACTGCAAACTTGATTCGTTCAGTGTTTGGTGATTTGTTCTATCGTCGTGTGGATGTTAAGGACCGTCGTGTTAAAATGTATACTAATGAAGCAGGTTTTGACGTGTTCCAACAAGCTTTGAAGACAGACGCTTTGAACAGTGGTTTGACATTCATGGCTGATAGCGGAAACCGTTACATGCAAGGAGAAGGTCAACACATCACTTACAACTTTGCATTCGATGCAATGGTTACTCGTGAGACTGGTCGTGTTGAATTGATTCACTTGAAAGAACTTGACCTGCCTCAATCTAACCTTGAATTTGGTCAGAACAAGAAGTCAACTCCTGTATTCATGGTGTTCGACGTATCTCCAATGTCTGATGGTTCTTTGGTTAATAACATCCGTGAAGTTCGTATGAAGGGTGCACCTTCTATGACTTGGGGTTATATCGATGGAACTCGCCACCACTTGGGCTTTGCTAAGTCTCAGGGTATGAGCTCTGCGAACAAATTCCCAGGATATGAAATCTGGATGAAGGATCGTTGTGATGTATTCATTGAAGACTTGTCTCGTACAGTCTTGATTGAGGAAATCCCACAATTCTAAGGCCCCCCTGTAATCTCAGAATTACAGGTCTGCTTCCTCTGGAAGCGTACATATACCGAGAAGAGAATGCCCCCCACACTCCCATGTGGGGGAGCTCTTCTCAAATTACAGAGTGTTTGGATTGGGGAGTCTCCCAGTCGCTGGCCCTTCGGTGGGAACCACTCTGCAAATAAAACCAAATAAATAAACTACATATGGGTAAGTTAGGTAAAATCTCAACAATTAAGAAGGAGTATAATAACTCACAACTTCAGACAATGCAAGGTGGTCTTGCACTTAAAGGCTTAACACGTATTCCTGGAACAGGGGTGTTTAAATATCCCTACAAGGAGCTGGATGGTCAATACAGAACAGGACTTGATCCTAATGCTGCATACATCCGTAGAATCTCTGATCCTCTAGAAAGAGAGATGGAGATTGAACGTGTTACAAAACTTAAAGACAAGTTACAAGCTGCACTTGGTGATATTGACTTAGGTCCTCGTTCTAGTTTCTGGAACTATGGATTGTCTACATCTACACAAGATAGTTTGCATGTTCAGCCTGTGAAATTGCTGGATGGTGATAACTTCTTCGATCTTGCTATTCCTCTTCAGGAATTAGCTTTCTCTTGGTTACGTGTTCATCCAACAATTGCAAGCTCATATCAAGCTTGGGAACGTGGTGAATATGCTGCTGAAACTCAGTTCTATGTAGCTGATGATGAAATCGAGAATGCTGTACTCTTCAAGAAGAAGCAACTTATCAATAAAGCTATTGTTAAGTTTGACAGTATGACTCCTGAGAAGAAGAGAAAAGTGGCACGTTTGTTGGGACTACCTGTAACTGATGATACTAAAGAGGAAGCAGTTTACAACCTTGTAGACAACGTCCTTAAACAAACCGAGTTTAAAAACGGTAAGTATCAAGGTCTGAATCCTGTTGAAGTGTTCACACGCTTTGCAGACATGAAAGACAACTTACTCCATATTAAAGACTTAGTGAAACAAGCAATTGCTCACTCTGTTTATAGAGCTAAGCCAAATGGTAAAATCTATGAAGGTGAGTTTGAAATAGCTAAGGACGAAGATGATTTAATTAAACAACTTGCAGATGATGACAACCAAGACTTGCTCTTGACCCTCGAAGGTAAGTTGAAAACTAAGAAATTAGCTGCAGTATGATACCAGTAGACAGTTTGTTGTACAAGATAGACCAAAAACTAAATAAACTGTCAACCAACATTCACCAGCAAATAAACTTAGAAGATAAGATATTGGCTTTGAATGAAGCCCAAATAAAGCTGATAAAACAAAAGGTTGATGGTTTTAGTGTAATAAGTGGAATGGGACTCGACGCTTTCAAGAAGCGTTATGAGGACCTCCAAAGCTTGGTCATAACCTACAACCACCAGCCCCTTAAGTTGAAGCTTAAGAACAAAGAACTAAATCAATGGTTTGCCAATATACACCTACTTGATCCCAAGTATATGTTCTACATAGATGCATATGTAATTGCGGACAAAGGAGTGTGTAAGGACAGAAAGATCTGGATTAACAGAGACTTGGCTAAACATGGTGACCTTCAGTTCATTCTGAATAACGACCATTACAAACCAAGCTTTGAATACCAAGAGACTTTCAACTTCCTTTCGACAGATGAAATAAGCATCTTTACTGATGGCACGTTCACACCAAAGCATATCTACATGTCATACATGAGATATCCTGTTTACATAGACAAAACTGGTTATGTAAGATTTGATGGAACTGACTCAACAGATCAAGACTGCGAACTTGAACTCTATCTAGAGGATGAATTGGTAGACTTAACCGTACAAAACCTGGCTATGTACACAGAGAACGCTGCTGCTGTTCAGAGTGCACAGTTCAGGATACAGACAAACGAATAAATTTTTTAATCACCTAAAATAAAGCAAAATGGCTGATTTTTCATTAACTACGCTCTTCGTAGTACCAGTAGGGCAAACTGCGCTCCCTAGCTCTGGATCTACGCAAGACTTAACAGCAGGTCAGGTAGGTATCTACAAAGCTGACTACACTGTTGCCAACGCTGGTAACATTGCTGCTGCTCCTTACTTTTATATTGCGCAGGGCCGTACTAACACTTATCTGCAAGGCTCTAAGCGTTCTGATAAGATTAAAGGATGTCCTTCAGGTGCTGGTTGCAATAGCAACGTAACTGAATGGTATAAAGTGAACGGTTGTCCTACACCATTGACTCAGATCACTGATGTAGTTAACTGGAACGTACAGTGTGGTGACATTGTTACCTTGACACTTCGTGCTCACTCTAGCTATTTGGATACTTTGTATTTCAACGGTTTCACTCGTTCAGTGACTGTAAATGCTCCTTGTTGCAACTGTGGTGATAACCCATGTGACACTGTAGACATTCCTGCATTCATTGATGATGTTATCTACCATTTGAATTTGCAAGCTCCAGGTAACAACCCTGATAACATCACTTTCTCTGACTTCTATCAGTTCCAGAGAATTGGTAATGACCAAAACGCTTTCTTGCGTATCACTGGTAAGCCTCTTACCAAATATGGTCAGCCTTGTGATGTTGCAGCGTTTCCTTTCGAGTATGACAGAATGTGGTTCCGTACATTCGTATTCAGTGGACCTGCTACAACTGCTGACTTCATTGTAGCTGATCCTTGTAACGTTGTTGCTGATCCTGTAATTGTACAGCGTTCTTCTTACGCTACTGGTACTTCTGCAGAGATTGCACAATTGGAGAAAAACTTCTACAGCTACCAAGCTGGTTACTTGAAGCATCTCTACAGAATGAATGGTTACAATGAGAACTTTGAAAGCTGGGTGAGTGATGGTACAACTTATACCACCTACTACATCAAGTTTAATGAGTATAACAAGTCTGAATACAGCTGGGGTGACTATATCAAAGAAGACAGCACTGTAATTATTGCTGTTGAAAAAGATAGTCTTGCTGAAGCTGCTATTGAGGCTGTTCTTGTAGCTGGTCTTGGTGCAGTGGCTGATGAGAATGGAGTTTGTGTAACAACTACTTCTACCACAACCACAGTATGGCCTTCTACTTCTACTACTACAACCTTGATTCCGTAATAGTAGGATAGTAACCTAGATTATATTAACCTAAGCCAGAGGTGAGAGGATACAAACTCAGATCCTCTGGCTTATTTATTTAGAACAACATGCCAGATTTAAAATTAGATATATTAGTAATCCCTACATATAATGTAACCACATTGGGGGTTGCTGATGCTTCTACCTACCCAACTAATCCACCTGTTGTTTCTGGTGCTACAATTGAGATTACTGTTCCTGGATTTGGTACATTCTTTAAACCGTTCAGTGTTAACGACTTTAATATATTCACTACATCAAACTTGGGTATAACACCTCCAGGGATAGATCAACCTCTTCCTGATGGTGTGTATCGTTTGAAATATTCTGTTGCTCCTGCGTATAAAAACTTTGTAGAAAAGTCAATTATGCGCATTGAACAGCTACAAGAAAAGTTTGATGGTGCGTTTATGAAGTTGGATATGATGGAATGTGATAGAGCTATAAAAACACAAGCGTTTGTAGACCTGAACACCATAAACTTCTTCATCCAGGGAGCTCTAGCTGCTGCAAATAACTGTGCTGATGTTGAAGCAACAAAGATGTACAATCAGGCAGATATGATGCTGAATAACTTTATTAAAAACAATTGTGGCTGTTCTGGAAACAACTACGTCATAAACTTCTACTAATATGGCAGTATGTAAAAAATGTGGAGCTAAGGTTGGATGTGGATGTCAATTGATTAACGGTCTTTGTGCAGCATGTAACAGTGCTGTAAAACAAGGAAGAAAACTTATAGGAAATGTTATCACCCAGGCTTACAAGTTGTCCAGAATGCGCTAGTATTCCTGCACTCATTGCTACAATAGATTGCAAGCTAGCTGAACTAGGAAACAACTTATACAATAATGTTGTATTTATGTTGAACCAGCCTGTACCTGGAGGTGTGATGCTGGCCCTCATAAACTACAGAAGAATACTTGCTTACAAGTATTGTAACCCCGATTATGCTGCTCCATATACAGTGAATATGATAGCTAGCAGAGTTAAACTTTTAAAATATAAATAAATGTCTAACAATTGTTCAAATTGCTATAATGGTTGTGCAGAAACCATATCTGATCAATGTGTAAGATATACGGGTGTTGATGTTCCCGTTTTGGGAATTCAAACAGGAGATTCTCTCTCGTATGTTGAACAAGCTTTGATTACGTTCCTAGTTTCTACACTAGATGGTACAGGAATAAAGCTTGTTATTGATCCTCAAATCATCTGTGAGATTGTAAACAAAAACCTTATAGAATGTGAAGATCTCACTCTTCCAAATGTAATACAAGCACTAATCAAAGCTATCTGTGAGTTAGACGAAAGACTTACTTCTCTTGAACTTGATTTTGCTGCTTTAGAGGGACCATATGATGTAGATTGTCTTGAAGGTGTGAACAGTGGTTCTGGAACCCATGACATTCTTCAGGCAGCAATCTATAAAATATGTGGACTGGAAATTGACCTTACAGCTCTTGCTATTGATGTAGATACAAACTACGTTAAGTTGTCTGAGCTTAATGCCTTGATTGCAGCCTATCTTGCTAGCGTAGGAACAAGCACCAAGTTCTACAATCGTATGGTTCCATACACTGTTGTAGAATTTTATGGTGATCCTGCTGGTAAGTTTGATGTAACAGGTGCTGGTACTGGTGACTGGGAAAAAATCTATTTGTGTAATGGTAACAATGGCACTCCTGATAAAAGAGGACGTGTACCAGTTGGTGCTACAACAGGAATGGGTGGTGGAGCTTTGAATCCTGCAGTTGATCCTGCTGTTTCTGGCAACCCTGCTTACACTCTGTTAGGAACCGCTGGTTCTAACACAGTGACTCTTTCAGCTACACAGATTCCTGCTCACTCTCACAGTGCTACAAATACTGTCACTGTTACCAACCACACTCACAATACTGTCTTAGTTGGAACTCAGGTGGGACTTACATCTACCACTCCTATTGCACAAACTGCTACATATGGAGGCAATACAAGTTATAGCTTGTCAGGTGCTGTAGGTACACCAAATATAGGCGTTACTAGTGAGAACAAAAGTGATGTAACAGTGGATACTGTGATTGGATCTACAGGAGGCGGATTAGCCCATACAAACTACCAGCCTGGTCTGGGATGTTATTACATTATGTACATTCCTTAAACTTCTTACGTAAAATGATATTCCTTCCAGAAAATCCTTGCTGTAATCCTATACCAGTAACAAACACTATTCCTTGCCCTGGATCAAATCCTTGTGCATCAAATATAGTGTCCTCTGATTATGTTGGGTATAGTGGTCCTAATCTTCCCTGTACAACTATCCAAACCTGCAACACACTCACAGTGTCTTTGCAGAAGTTGGATGAACAAATCTGCATTCTTAAAAGCACTGTATATTCTTTACAGCAGCAGATTAATGCAATTAATGCCACTACCACTACAACAACTACACTTATTTAAATCAATAACCCATGACGGTATTAATAACATTAACAATAGCTGGAACTGATACAGGACCATTTGATCTCTACTCAGATGTAGATGGTTATGTATCAGCGTTTGAGACAGGAGTGAGTAAAGCAGCCTTAGAAGCTGGCTATTCCTCAGCTCTTGTTCCAAATGGCACAACAGTGATCAGAGTGAAGTCTACAGGAATTTGTACAAATTATGTAGACATTACAGTGACCACAACCACTACAACCACAACCAGCAGTACCACAACTACAACCACCACTACAGCTTTTGTATGTGCTGATTGTAAAACTTGGAACTATGTATCTGGAAACATTCCATTAGGAGGAGACATCATTCACTACTACAGCTGCTATGATGGCACCCCTCAAACCAGAGTGTTGAGCTTTGGTGATCCTGATGGAGACTTCTGTAACTGTAATAGCGTAGATGCTCCATACACAGAGAATGGCACTATAATTACAGAGGTGGGAGTGTGTACAACCACCACTACTACCACCCTATTTACAAACTTGGTATTTGACTTGACAACTGGTATAGGTGGGTATACAATCGGTGGAATAGATGTAAACTTTGTAACACCAACCCTCACTGGAGGTACAGATGTTCCATTCAGCACAGATACACACTCATATAACACAAGTCAAACAGGCCCAAGCGAAGAGTTGAATATATTTGTTTCATCGTTCACTCTGAACGGTTGTATCACTGTAACTGACAGCTCATCAACGAGTTATCAACAGAATGTAAGCTCGTCTGGGACATACACTTTCTCAGGACTAGTTATTGACAACATAACACCTGTCCTTGTAGTATGTGCAGATAACGTATGCTAACTGACTAAAAAAGCCTTGTTTGTTGGTTTTCAAGGCTTCTCCCTGGGGTTTCAACCCTGGGGAGTTTTTATTTTATAACAAAGTTAGTTAGTACCAATAATGAACTTCGTTAAAATAATTTGGAAAATATCAAAAAACTTTCGTACCTTTAGGCCAATTTTAATCAAACAAAACCGTAAATGCCTGAAAATCAATCTCTTCTGCAACAGCTGGAGCAGATGCTTCACTGGAAGAAAAGCAAAAAGTTTTATGCAGACAAACTAAACATTACAGAGAATGAAGTGGATGAGCTGTTGAAAGAATTAAAAGGTTCACAAGATGCTCAGAATGAGGCAGAGATAGCAAGCTATATTGGAGAACTGGAAGATGCAATTGTAAGGTTTTCCGAGGATATACAGAAGGGAACAGGTGAGGTGGTGTTCAACTCTAAGGAAGAAATCAAGAGTTTGGACGAGTTGATTGAAAAGTGCAAGATTGATACAGACAAGTGGGAAATAACTAAATACGTACAAAACTACTGGGGAAATGCTGAACAGCCCCACTACCAAGTTAAAGCTTGGCTAGGAAAGAAGAAAGGTGAGCAGATATTCCAGGACAGCTTTGTTAGCTTCCTTGAGACATATGAACCTGTTTCTCCTGAAATAGTAGCTCCTAAGTTTGATTCATCCAAGAAAGAAGCATGTCTAATTATCAACAAGCAGGATTCCCATTTAAACAAGCTAGACGTAGGAGGAGAGAATGATATAGAACAGCGCTTCGGTGATTTCATCCAGAGGGTGGAAATAATCTTAAACCAAGCTGCTCTAGCTAACAATCTCACAGATATCAAATACATCATTGGTTCTGATGAGTTCAACAGTGAGTTCACTAATACAACTACAAAGGGCACCCCACAACAAAACATCCTATCCTATCACGATTCTTTCCAAGCAATCTGTGATCATGAGGTGAGCGTGATAAACTTGCTTCTTCAAAGAGGTGGAGATGTGGAGGTGATATTTGTAGCTGGCAATCATGATGAATATGTAGGATGGCATTTAGCCAGTTGGTTGAAAACCTACTTTAGAAACGAGGAGCGTGTGTTCTTTGACATCTCTCCAAGATATAGGAAGTACGTAAGTTATGGTAGCTCTGCAATGATGTTTAATCACGGAGATGCTCTAAAGCCTGCTAAACTTGCGCACTTGTTCCCAATGGAGTTTAAACATGGATGGTCAGATCATGATAACTTCTACATCTTTACAGGTGACAAACACCATGAGATGAGTTTAGATTTTAACGGTATTAAGTTCTATCAGCTTCCAGCTTTCTCCACAGCTAAAAGTAGCTGGGATGATAAAAATGGATACACAATAAGCAAGGGAGAGGTGACAGGATTTTTGATAGACTACGATAACGGAATAACGAATATATTCAAACAGTATTTATAATGTCAACTTTTAGGAAGTTAGTTTCAGATGTACGCTCTATGCACAAGTTGCTCTCCACGGACAACTTGATCACGGATAGAGCTGTTATGTCTGAAATTAAGAACAATGCCTTCCTCCTGATAAAGCGTGAGACTAACTTGAGGAAGTTATGGGCAACCGATACAGTTTTTACTACCATCCCCTGCTTGGAGATGGTGGAAGTTCCTATTTCTGAATGCTGTGATTACGCAGATCCTTGCACTGTAGCTAGAACTAAATTCAAGCTACCTCGTATTACTGAAGGTAACTATCAGTATGTGATTCAGGGTGTTTATTCTATAAACGCTATGAGTGGTCAAGGAAAGAAACTTAAGGAAATAACCATCAACCGATACGTAAACTTGCTCAAACTTCCCATCATTAAAAAGGAAGAATACTACTGGATTTCTAATGGATATTTGTATGTGAACAACCCTCTTTTGAAAGCAATCAGACTTGTTGCTCTTTTCGAGGAAGATGTTCCAAATGCAATTATGTATCCTGAATGTGGATGCGGAACTCCTGATTATACACCAGAGCAACTCTGTGTAAATCCATTAGACAAGGAGTCACCAGTTCCAGGCTATCTGGAAAAGCAAGTGTTAGAGCTCACTTCTCAAAAGCTTCTCTCTACGTATTTCAGATTGAAAACAGACATCACAAGTGATGGCGTTGATGGTCAAGCACCTAACGCCCCAAACTTGAGATGATATGAGAGTGAAAATAGACTGGCGAAGCGCTAGTAAAGATAACTACAACAGTTTCTGCAAGAAGCATCCCTCCATCAAACTTACATTTGATGAATGGAGAAACATCATCTATTCCTACAACGAGGCTTTCAAAGAATACATCCTAGAGACAGGAGAAAGAGCAAAGCTTCCATTTGGATTTGGTGAGTTCTCTGTCAACAAAAAGAAGCGTAGAAAGATGAAAGGAAAGGATGGAAAAGAGGACTTTGTTAATCTTCCTATAGACTGGAAGAAGACAAGAGAAAAGGGTAAGAGGATTTACAACTTCAACTTCCACACTGAGGGATATTTCTTTGGATGGGTGTGGTTCAAGAACACAGCTAGATTTAGACAATCAAATCTGTGGTATTTCAAAGCTTCCAGAAACACATCTAGACTGCTGTCACACTATCTAAAAACGGATGATAAATACCAACATCTTTATCACGAATGGAAAAAGTAAAATAGATGTCATACTATTACAAATATAATTTCATCAGCCCTGAGCCTGTGTATTCCACTGTTAAGGAGGAATTCAAAAGTTATTTTGATACAGGAGCTGTTGACGATTTAATGTTCCCTACCTACTTAGACAAGTGTCTAAGAAAGCTAGGTAGAACCACTTATGTGATTTCTCAGGAAATCCTACACATCTGTGACTACGAAGCTAGACTTCCAGACAACTTCTATGCTGTTCGTGAAGCATGGCTTTGTACAGCTGTAAATGGCTATCCCTATCAACAGGCTAACTCTTTCTATTCACAGGCTGCCAGTTCTACAACAATTCAGGTGAGCCCTGTAATTGTGTATGGTAACCCTTGTAATGAGGGTGGATGTGACAATCCTTTCTGCCCTAAGTGTATGCCTGATTTGGTACAAGCTGTCTACAAGACAAACAACCAAGCCCCTGTGCTATATCGAAAGGAATATCTTCTCAAGCCTGGTAATATCTCCGCACAAGATAACTGTGGTGTAGACTATACCAGCAATTGGGAATTCTATCAAGAGGCACCTCCTCTACGTGAGTTCACTCCAGGATCTGCTGGTTATGACTCATTTGACATCAGAGACAATAAGTTTGTAACAAACTTCCGAAATGGTGTTGTACATCTTCTTTTCTATGCTACAGAATATGATGCTGGTGGAAATCAGCTAATTCCTGACAACTATCGTATCAGGGAGTTTATTGAGGCTTTCATCAAATACAAAGTGATTGAAACTCTCACCAATCAGACCAACGATGAGACTTTCAACCAGCTTCAAACCAAGCTAGCTTTCTATAAACAACAGGCTGATGAAGCATTCATCATGGCTGATATTGAGATTAAGAAGCAAGATCCTTGGACTAAGCAGCGTAGGATTAAGAATGACTTGAACAGATTTAATATGTATGAACTCCCTAACCGTACTAACAGATATGGTTGGAGACGAAATAACTAATACTAATGGCTGAATTGGAAAAGGGCAATATTAAACAGGAGTACAATAATGCTACCACTGGTCTTAACATGGACCAAACTGTTAACCAGATCCAAAAGGGTAGGTTAACTTATGCATTGAATGCTGCTGTTGAAAACTTTGATGCTAATTCTGTAAACTATCAGAATGAGCCAGGGAACGAACTTTGTGTTACGTTCCCTTCTGGCTTTATACTTATAGGTACCCACTTCATCCAAGAGAAGAACAAACACATATTCTTCATCACTAATCCAGAAACTGGCGGAAGTCAGATTGGATATATGGAGAACAATGATTGTGTGTATCGTGTGATTGTAAATGCTCCCTGTCTTAACTTTAACATTGACCATCCCATTCATAAGGTGGCGCATAAGATTACTAATTGCACCACTGAAATATATTGGACAGATGGATTTAATCCTAGGAGATACCTAGATATTGATGATGTACCAAAAGTTCTAAAATCTGGAACTCCTTTCTGCGATCCAGAATATACAGACGATCTAGACTGTAATCAACTTAAGCTTCAACCCAACTTTAAGATTCCTCAACTGGAGGTAACTGATGTTACAAGCACAGGTAATCTGATTGCTGGTACATATCAGTTTGCTATACAATACTCTGATCCTCAGGGTAATCCGTACACTTCCTACTATTCCATCACTAACCCAACACCAATCGCTGATCCATTCATTACATCAGTGAACTTCAACTATCCTGTTGGGAAATCTATCATCCTCAATATAAGCAATCTTGAGGACACTGGACTATACCAGTATTTCAACCTGGCAGTGATTAAGACAGTGAATGACATCACTTCTGTAGAACTGGTGGGCACCTACTATATTGACAACCTCCAGAAACAAATCACATACACTGGTCAGAACGTTACACAGATTCGTTTGACCATCAATGATATATTTGAGAAGTTCCCTTATTATGACGTTGCACAAGACCTCACAAATGCGCAAGATGTTTTAATCTGGGACAATCTTACATCTATTGATCGTATCAACTATCAAAGCATTGCTAATCAGATTCCTCTGCTATGGGAAACTTATCGTATCCCTGCCACAGAAAACTATGCAGACGAACTGAATGCCACCAATCTCAGAGGTTATCTAAGAGATGAGGTGTATGCTTTTGAAATAGTATTCTTGCTTAAGAATGGTAAGCAAACTGATGGATTCCACATTCCTGGTAGAATCAAAGGTCCTGCAGAGAACTTGCAACCTGATGTTCCAGATACCAACCCAGACTTTATAGGCGTTCCTGATTACACATCTGGAGGAGTAGGATATTCCCCATATTGGAAAATCTACAACACAGGATCTGTAATTGGTACAAGTCCTGGTTATTCACCAGCTCCTGACTACAAAGGACCATACCAATATGGTCAATTTGCATATTGGGAGTCTACAGACACCTATCCTTGTAACAAAGATGTATGGGGTGATTTAGCTGGCCAACCAATCAGACATCACAAGTTTCCTGATATTAATGTAAGCCCTGCTTACGAATCAAAGATATTCACAGGACCTGGTGGAATGGTGATGGGTAATGATGCAGTGTTCCCTATTGGTGTACGTATTGACGTACAACAGGTATCTGCTCTCATTCAGTCTTCTAGTCTTACAGATGATCAGAAGAGTGATATTGTGGCATTTAAGATTGTTCGTGCTGATCGTGGCACTAATAAGTCTATCATTGCTAAGGGTATTCTTAGGAATGTAAATACATACGAGAGAGAAGAAGAGATTTACTACTATCCTAACTACCCATACAACGATCTTAACGCAGATCCATTCCTTAATACAACAAACAATGCCTATTCACAAATCTGTGATGGGTATAATGTATTTATAGACACACTTGCTGTAGATCCTGCTGGAGGACCTGACTTTGCAGAAATAGAATGGACAGATTGTAATACAAACAAACTTACAAAGAAGAAGGTTCTTGCCATTGGTGTCTATCCATTTTGCTCAATTGGTAAACCTAGAATCCTTGGACCTGCAACAGGTAAAGTGGGACTTTCTACATATGAAGTGTGGACTGCCCAGGTTTGTAACACAAGTCCTTTTGGATTTGCACAAGGTGGTAGAATTGAGTGGGATGATATCTACACTGGTATAACCACAGATTGGGTATCTGGATGGCCCACATTCCCAACACTTACATTATATGTAGTTCCTGGAACTGTTCCTGTACAAATTGAAGGACCTGGTGAAATATGTTTCAATGGTCCTACACTTGTGACAGGACCTGATTGTAAAGGAGAAAATCCTCAACCAGGATTTACAGAGAAATACAGACAGATATTCAACTCTCCTGAAACTTCATTTGGACAGCCATTCTTGGGTGATATTCTAAAGCTTGAGAGTGTGATGTTTGGTAGAGGCAAGGCTCACTTTGTTGAGGTGAAGGATAATGCTAAGTATAAGCTCTTAACAGAAGAAGCTCAGCGTGATGCTCTTGAAAGTGCTGAAGACTTAGGAGATATCACCACACCGTTTAACGCCACTGCTATGTTTACAGCATATCAGGCGTATTTGACAATATATGTAAACGGTATCACAAGAAAGAACTATGCCTACTCTTTCAACTCTATAGCTGATTATAACTATGGAGTGGGAGTTCCTGATAACCTTGGCATCAAGCAAAGAACTCTAGACATTGCTAGATATTTGATTCCTGGTGTTTTGAACGTTGGTGATATACATAATATCAACAACTTCCAAAGAGAATCATCTGTCTACCTAAGAACTGACCTAACTAAGACAGCTCTTCCTTTCCCAGACCAGAGCCCTAATATGCTATCTGGAGGAAATCCTATAGTGACAGACATTTCGAGATTTACCATCTCTGAAAAAAACAAATGTCAAGCTCCTGCTAGGGAAGAAGACATATCTGTTGTTTCCTACTATGCATCTCTTAAGAATGTGTTTGTCAATCAGTACGGACAGATCTATTCTTATGACACTGTAGACACTGGTTTCCAAGCACTTGTAGATGACATCACTCCTAATGTATCAACTATATTTGGTGGTGATACATTCATCAGCAGATTTGCTTTCAAGACCAAACTTCCATTCTTCATAGATAATCGTGTAAATGCTCCTGATGATAGTGATATATTCTACGATGAGATTGGTAATATAGCCTATCCAAAATACTGGCACTCAGCACGTTCCATCCTGAAAGATTATGCAATCACAGGTGTGGGCGTACTATCAAACATCATATCTTACAAAGCTCACAACTTTGACTGTCCAAACAGTCAATTTGTAGCTCCTGGACAACCTAAGGATAGCAATCCTGGAAGAACCTATTACGATGGATATTTCTATCTGTTTGCATATGGTATTCCTAACTTCTATTGTGAGAGCTCTTACAACGTAGATTTACGTCAGGCATTCAACAATAGAGAAGGTGACTTCTGGCCTCACGTGAGCACAGGTATTCCTGATGACTGGGTGCAGCAGAGCTTTGTTCCTATTATTCAGGACAACACCTACTACTATAATGTAACCTATTCTAAACAGAACAGGGAGAACACATTTACCCATTTGCCTATCGACTGGGACAAACCTTGCTATACATACTATCCATTCAGAGCTATCTATTCTGATTCTCAGAACATTGATTCTGATAACAGAGTGAATAGCTGGTTGATTTACAGAGCCATATCTTACTATGATTTCCCACAGAACTATGGAAATCTGATATCTCTAGACGGAATCCAGAACAGAGCTGTTCTTGCTCGCTTTGAGAACAAGACACTCATGTACAACAACCTTCTTACGATAGATACAAGTAACCCTCAGGCTGCATACGTAGGTAATCCTATGCTGTTCAGAGGAGCACCTCCAATTGACTTTGCAGAAACTGATTTAGGATATGTAGGAAGTCAAAACAAGATGTTGTTGAAGATCCCACAAGGACAAGTGACTGCAGATGCTAAACGTGGTCAAATCTTCCTCATTAGTGGTACACAGGCTGTGGACATATCTGGATTTGGTTCAGGAGTAAACAGGTTCCTTACAGACCACTTAGCGTTTGAAATCTTACGTTACTTCCCCAAGGTAAACACTGATAACAACTATGCAGGTATTGGTTTGCATGGTGTATATGATAGTAAGTATGACCGTGTGTTAATCACTAAGCTTGATTACATTCCAAAAAGAAATGATATTGTATATGATGAGGTTACAAAAGAGTTCTATATAGTTAAAACTGTTAACGGTTTAACTATTAAAACTCCTGTAAACTTAACTGACCAAGAATACTTCTGTAACAAGAGTTGGACATTATCCTTCAACTTTAATACTAAGAGCTGGATAAGTTTCCATACATATCTGCCTAACTGGTATATTGGAGAGAACAACTTCTTCTATTCTGGTATTAATGGATGCTGTGAAGACTTTGAGGTGATTGCTGGTATACCTGGACCTGTTCCAACCACCACTACTACTTCTAGTACATCTACCACATCTACCAGTTCTACTACTACAACCACTACAACACGTGATTGTCGTCTTGAAGGAGAAGTTGAGATTACAGATTGTCCTCTTGATGGAACAGCTATTGTAACTGTACCTGCTCCAAATCCTCCTTGTGAAAGACCTCAAGGATTAACTCAAGAGGCGTTCTTTACAGGATATGATATAATTATTCCGCCAAGCAACACTGTATCTACAGGAAGTGCAACAGACGCATGTGATGCTGTAAACTACCTGAATACATTCGGTGGAAGCTATGTGAATGTTATTCCTACATACGTCCTAGTAGAATACCAAGGATTGTACATAGGATCTGATGTATACATATTCAACGGTACAACAGACTGTGAGACTATTCCTGATGGCTGGTATTTCACAGGAGCATCTCAGGCAGTGAATACAGTGTTCCATGTGGTGGGTGGTGAAATCTCAATGATTGTTGTTTGTCAACCTACAACAACTACAACATCAACTAGTAGCACAACAACTACTACAACCACTACAATAGTTCCTGTTGATTGTATATTTGGTGGAACAGCAGAGGAAACAGCACCTTTATAAAAGAAAATATAAATGGCAAAGACAATCATCATAAAGTTAACTAGCTCAGGTCCTTCAATAGGTCCATTCACAATCTCTGATGAGTTTGGAAACGTTATTGCAACTAACGTTTCTAAAGCTGATTTGATTGCTGGAGTGAGCTATAGCGTAGGTGATGATGTTAATATTGTTGTAATAGAATCCACTGGTAAGTGTAAGAGCAAGAAGAGTTTCCCAGTTGGTGTAGTGACACCTAATGATTTGGCATTCGATGGATACAAACAAATCAAAACTGCTTGTATCTGGAGGCACCTGACTAACCCAGAGATATACAATACATTCTATGGAAACATAGAACCTTATATCATCGAGTATCCTTTTGCCTACCAATACTACGATGAAATCCTTCAGAGTGTACAGGATTACACTAAGTCATACAAATACCTTCCTACAGACGATGGTATTTTCAACGACAACAGAAGGATAGCTACTAATAACTACTTCAACAAGGCTGTTCTATATAACGATCAGCAGTCCACTGGTATACTTGAGTTGGTTCCTAAACCAATCAACAACCTGAAGGAATACATGAAGTATCCTATATATAGCACTGATAGTAAGACAATTACATTCACAAAGAGTGATAACTTCTATCAGTATAACACATTCTGGTCATTGGTTAGAGATAAGGCTGTACCTCTGTTTGTAAAGAGCTGTGAATCTCTATCTATAGACAAGCTTGTGAATCAACCTAATATGGACTACGGCAAGAGATCTTTCAAGAAAGAACCTCTAAGAGCTAAGGATCTAAAGGTGAGACACATTCTGGACAATAGTTCAGAAACTCATTTGGTTTCCCAGTTTATTTACACACCTGCTCAAATCTCTTACAAATAATGGCAAAGAAACTCACATCAGCAAAAGCAAAGGAAATCCTACACGACAAGAGCGTGCATGGGCATCCTTTGACAGACAAGCAAAGAAGATTCTTCGGTGCTATAGCTGGAGGTGCTAAGCCTTACAAAGCTGAGGAAGGTGGATGGTTGGATAAGTATGAACAAGGAGGATTGGTATTGAAGCAAAAGAAACAAGATAACTACGGTAAAAAAGGCAACTATAACGACTATACAATATCCACTCCCCCAGGATTTGTAGGTATGGGTAATAACCTCAAAGGTCGCAACTACAGTCCTGCGTGGGGTGGACAGTTTCAAGATGGTGGTAATTTGATGCCTGCTATGGCTGGAGCTAACCAAACTGTTCCTATGGCTCAATTGGGAGACAGTGTTAAACCCATCCCAATGCAATTAGCAATGGGAGGAAGTCTTCCTGGTGCTGTTGGGTTCACGTACGCACGCACGGTGGGAGCTGCTCCTGACAATGGTCCATATGCTAAGAAGACAAAGGCTAGTGCACAGAATGGACAGGAGATGAAATACTACCAAGCAGGACTAGATTTCAAACCTAAGACTATTAGTCAAGATGGGTCTGTTATAGATCCTGAAGGATACTGGAACCCAGACAACTGGGGTAAATCAGTTATCATCCCATCCACAGATATCACTATGAAGGGTGTGGATCAACCACTAATTGGTGTATCTGACACAGGAGATGTACAATATATGGAGCCTGGAGAGGATTATGAATTTGATGGTGAATATGTAACAGAATATCCTGTAGCTAAGGGAGGAATTAGTGTGAATAATGCTGATGCTCAACCTATTAAAAAGTTAGATCAATTACTTAACTTTACAAACTATAACAAACCAACCAAGGGCGGCTGGTTAGATAAATATAATTGATATGAAAAAACAGATGCTTAAAATCGCTGGTGTCAAGTCTGAGAAGGAGTTCTACAAGAAGTTTCCTACAGAAAAAGATTTTATGGCTAAGCATGGTAAAGCTTTCAAGAAAGCTCAAATCGGTTCATATATCGGTGGTGAATCAGATGCAGGTTTCCAACCTGTTAACTTCCAAGAGATGTATGATGCTGTTGACTATGGTGTTACAGGATCTACAGATCAAATGCGTAAGGATGAACAGCTTAGACAAGCACAGATTAAAGCTGCCCAAGAGGAATCTGGCAAAGGAGGTGGTGGAGGACTTGGTAATATTGCCAATGTTCTTCAGAGCGAAGAGCTTATGACTGCCCTTAGTAGCGCAGCTGGTGCTGCTAGAAAAGGTAAGAAGATTAAGAAAGCACAGCCTGGAGAAGTGATTGAATCAGACACTCCTGGTGGAATGGGAAGACCTTTGCCTCCTGAGCTGAGACAAGATGAGTTTGATATAGAAGAGAAACCAGGAGGAGACTTTCTTAAACAAATATCTAAGTATGCAGGTCCTGCAGGTAAGATAGTTGAAGGTATTCAACAGTTGAAAGAAGAGAAGAAGGCTCTACAAAGAGCTCAGCAGATGCAGGGAGTGAGTGATGTTGTAAGACAAGCTGCTAATACACGCCCTGAAGAAACCAAACGTAGATATGTTCGTCCTGAGGATATTACAAATACAGGAGAGGAGTTCTTCCCAATATATGGCGTAGGTACAAATGTGCTTGCAAAAGATGGAGCTTCTGTTGGTGGTGGAGAAATCATGAACACGTTTGCTCCTAATACACTTTACGATGATCTTGGATATGAACCTTTGAATGAGAGCGAAAGACTTAAGCAATTCTACTATGGTGGCAAAATGAGAACAGCTCAGACTGGTCTAGAAGCATTTGCTCAAGCTGGTGGAGGAGACATGGCTAGTCAACTAATTACTGGTATCACTGGTGAAAACGCTGGTGGTAACATCGGTGGAACTATTGGTAAGACAGCAGGAATGTTTTTTGGACCAGTTGGAAGTATGGTAGGTCAAGCAGCTGGTCAACTTATTGGATCTGCTTTAGATAGAAAACCACAACAAATTAAAAAGGCAAAAGAAGCTACACAGAGAAACATTAAAGCTACTGCTCTTCAATCAGGGTTCCAAGGTGGACAAGCACAATATACATCATTCATGCAGGATGGTGGTACAACATCTCCTTATGAGTGGGTTAGTCATACATGGCAACCTCAGGTGATAGCTACCTTTGGAGAACACAAAGTGAGCCAATTGCTTAGACCTCCAAAGGATGCTGATATGCTCAGAGCTGGTGGTCATCTTAAAGAATACACTCCTCCTAGTGCAAGAGCTATGTCTACAGAAAGACCTAACTTCCAAATGGGTGGAGAGCTCCAAACACATTGGGGTGGATATGCTGAGCCTATGTCTCAGAATCCTTATTTACCTGGAACAGGAGAAACCGTTATGTTCAGAGGACAATCCCACGATGAGTCTGATGGAAGAGGAAATACAGGTATTGGTATCACCTATGGTGGTAACCCTGTAGAGGTGGAGAGAGGTGAGCCTATGTTTGAATTGCAAGAAGGTGGTGAGATAGATCCTGCAACAGGAGAACCTAAAAAGTCAGGTGTTGTACTTGGTAATATCAAGATTACAAAAGCTTTTGCAGATATGCTAGGCGATACTAAAGCTGAAGGTATGAAGTTTAAGACTTATGGTGCTGATCTATCTAAACAAGAAAATAAACAGAACAAGTTGATTGAGAAGGCGTTAGATAGAATTGATAACATGAATGTTGAAACATCTATTGATAAGATTGCAGCTGACACTGCTATGATAGATATATATGGTGGAAATGCTAAACTTAAAGACTTGGCAGATAAGAAAATAAACGCAGCCTCTCTTCAGAATGCTATTAATGATACAAAGGAAGAAGGATTTCTAAAGATTACAGATAGAGGTGATGTAAGAGCTGAGAAGGGTGCTAAGATTCCAAAAGCCCAAACTGGTGAAGATGTTCCAAAAATAGACGAGAAAAGCTATGATTATCTAAAAGGTCTATATGAGTCTGCCAAACAAGAAGAGGGTAAAAAAGGTGGAGGTCCTGCTACCTTAAGATTCCAACAGGAATATCATAAGCTTGCAAAACCTTTTGCTGAAAGAATTATAGCCAGTGAACCTTTAACTAGATTTGGAAAGAAAAAGGGATATCCTGTCACTGATGTAAGAAGTAATGAAGATTCTATCTTTGGAAAGAGGACAAAACAATACATGGCTGCTCTAGATGAAGCTGAGAAACAAAAACCTGTTGTCCCTGTTGAAGAAGGTAAACCTGGTCCAAAAGTAGAACCTATAAAACCTGTTACAGAAAAAACAACTGAGGACACTATTGATGTGGAAGAGGATAAGACTAAGCGTAACTACTGGATGGATATATTCAACCAGGTGGCTCCTTATCTGAGACCAAGTGATGTTGAAGACCTTGATCCTAACCAATTGGCTGGTGAGATGTATGCTCTTGCTACCAACCAGGTTCAGCCTGTGTATGCCCAGACATTCACTCCTCAGCTCACAGTTCCTTATGATATCTCTCTTCAGGACATTCTGAACGAAAACAGAGCAACTACAAGAGCACAACAGAGACTTGTTGGATACAATCCTGCTCTGCAAAGTCAGCTTAGCGCACAAGAATACTCTGCTAATCAGAGAGTGCTTGGTGAGCAGTTCCGTATGAATCAAGCATTTAAGAACCAGATTTACAAAGAGAATAGGGATAAGCTTGACCAAGCAAACCTTGCAAATTTGCAAATCCTTGATACTCAGGCACAAAGACAAGCTGAGGCTTTGTCTAAGACCAAGGCTACCACACAGGCTGCTCTCAACTCTATTGCTAGCAAGTATGCTCAGAACAAGCTGGAGAACAGAACCTTGGCTACCTACGAGAATCTGTACAACTATCGCTACGATCCTAGATTCAGGGCTATCAATATGAACCCTCTGGCTCAGTTTAACATTCCCCAACTTGCAGATTACACTCCTGAGGAACTTCGTGCTATGGCTCTTCTTAGAGAAAAAGAGAGCAAAACCACCAAGAAATCCTCTGAGGAGAAGAAAAGAAATGGCGGTATTGCCAAAGCATTTAAAAATCTCTAACTAATTCAGTTAGAGAGAATTACCAAAATCTGTTAGTGCTCTTGGAAATTATAATTCTTTCTATTACATTTGTAACTTAATACTCTATGGCCTCTTATACAGACATAATACCCCAGTTTAACCCCTATATCCAGCAGCTTCCTGTGGAGGCTATGGTGCAGGTGGGTATGGAGAAACAGAAGCGCTATGATGAGGGGGTCCAAAAGATTCAGTCTCAGATAGATAGTGTAGCTGGCTTGGACATATACCATCCTTCAGATAGAATGTATTTGCAGTCTAAACTGAATGAACTTGGTAACAATCTTAGAACTGTGGCCGCTGGTGATTTCTCCAACTATCAGCTTGTCAACTCTGTAGGAGGTATGACTACCCAGATTGTTAAAGACAAAAATGTACAGAATGCTGTACGTTCTACACAACAGATTAGGAAGCAACAAACTTTGATGGACCAGGCTAGGGAGAAAGGTACCCTCCATAGAAACAATGAGATTTTCTTCAACGACCAGGTGATCTCCTATCTGAATAACAATAAAGTGGGACAGGTATTTGGTGAGAACTATCAACCGTACACTGACTACCAGAAAAAGTGGTTGGAAGTCCAAAAGAGTCTTGGTATAAAGGAAACACAAACAGATCTTCCATTTGTAATGCAAGATGGTAAGATAGTCATTGACCCAAAGACCAAGAAGCCTATGGTCAATGATTACATGGTAAGGGAAACCTTCAAAGGTGTTGATGCTCAAAGACTTAAGGAAGCCATCATGGCAGCTATGGATGATAATGACTATGCACAGATGAAGATTGATGCATATGTTAGCTACAAGGGATACACACCTGATATGCTTATTAAGGAAGCTGATAGCACTTATAGGTCTAACAAAGAGGAGTTGACAAAGACTATAGACAATCTAACCATCCTGAAAACTCAGAATGTTGGAAATCAACAGATGACCAAGGATATAGATGTTCAACTTGAACAATATAAAAAACAGCTGAAGAATACAGAAGATCAGTATAGAGATGTAATAGCAGGAATTCAGGCAAATCCTGAGGGATACAAACAGAAGCTATTTGCAATGAATTCTATAAACAACTTTGCTAATAGTTTCTCAAACATATCCCATATTCAAAATATTGTAGATAGTCCCATCAAAAAACAAATGAATGAGGACAGAGCCTACAACTTCAAGGTGGTTGAGTTTAACACAAAGAATGCTCAGTGGCAGAAAGAGTTTGGTTTAAAAGTAGCTACAGAATCTAGACTTGCAAATAAAGAAGCATTTGACCAAGCACTAGCCTTATATAAAGAAGGATTGGGTCCTAATCCTCTTGGTCCAACTACAGCTAAATATGTTGGAGCTCCTCCTACAGATAAAGAGATATTGGATGGAATGGTAGAAAGCTTTAAACAAGGAGCTGACATAGACCAACTGAATAATGACAAGAATGCATTAAAGGTGAATTGGGCAAAGAACCAGCCTTCTAAAGCAGACTATGCAAAACAGAAAGGAATAGATCTTAAAAACTATACAGACGCACAATATAGAGCTGATTTAGATAAACAATTCAACAGTGACTTAGCTGCATATAATTCAAACAAGAACTCTGTAGATGCTCCTACAAGAAAAATCCTTGGTCAGTATTCTGAGCTGGATAGATTGTATAAGCTTAAGGTTAATGCAATAAATGATGCAACTGAAAAAGCAAACGCACTTCATCCTGAAGTGACTGAAGAGGCAAATAAGCTATCTAACAATAAGGTGAGCTTTTTGGATTATACATTTAAAGATGGAAAACCTGGAGTGTATAACATACTAACAAAAAGTGCAAGAGAGATATACGAAGATATTCAATCTGGAAAAGCCACATTAAGAGTGGACAAAGCTCCTGGAGGATATATTGTACTTAGATATCCTGGTTCAAATATTACATATGAAATATCTAAGAAAGGTGGATTCTTTGGTTCTGACAAGGTGGGAGGAAAACAAACAAGAGAATTGCTTTTGTCTGTTCATGATACATACAACAGAGTAGGACAGTCTATTAAAAATAGAGATGCAGACTTTGCAAAAATACTTGGTGAAACTATCAACTCTGTAGCTCCAGTATCATCATTGCTTCCAAAGGGAGCAACAAGCACTCTTCTACCTTTGATAGAGGATAAACTAGGAAGAGAGCAAAAAGGACAGACAGAGGAACTAGCTGGCTTTGTAAAAGGTAAGGATTTTAACTTTGACACTGTAAAAGAACTAGCTCTAAATCCTGACACTAAGGTGACTCATACTACCTGGGGAGATAATGTATTCATTACAATGACTGGAATGCTAGGTAAAAATCTTGCAACTCAGAAGTTTAAGATTTCAAAGTCTGACTTTGCTACAATGTATCCAAATCTTGTTGACAATACAAATATGGATTTCTGGCAATCAGCAGCAGCAAATGGTAGCACCAACTACAAATATCACGTTGCTAAGAGCGCTTTGATGAATCCAGATGATGCTTTCACTTCTGGCACTTACGATATTCCATCTAAGAAATACATAGTGAAGGGTGATATCTTCTTTGATCAAACTGACAAAAACAACACCACCCCTGTTGTTTATGTAAAAAGTAAAAAGACAGGAAAGGTTGTTCCTATTCCTGGCGAGGTGTTTTCTACTTTTTCAGGTTCTGAAAAATCAATGTATCAAGTGAATGATCTGTTGATAGAGAACTACTTTAAAAATAATAATCTAGATGCCGATTTTTAATAAAGATTTACCAGCTTTTGATAAGCCACTTGAAGGATTTCCCAAAGAGCAAGAAGTCTATAAGGGAAAGGTGTTGCCTGACACCCTGCATCCTGCTGTCCCAAATCTAGATTCAGACTTTGGACAGGTGGGTACTGGAGATGTTCAAGACCTATTCAGAATGAACTCTGTCCAATCAGGACCTATATTCGGATCTACAATAAGTGAGCTTTCTAGAAACAAGAGGTATGATTATTATAAGCCAGGAACAAACTATGAAGATTTATATGCAAGAGTACAACCCTGGTACAAGCAGATTGGTAACGGTCTTGTAAAAGGGGGTGCCTTTATGGTGGGCACCTTTGCACAATCATTCAATAGTATTCCAGAAACAATAAACGCTGTAGCAAAAAAAGATTTATCTGAGCTTGCTGGAAAAGACTCTTATGTTAGTCCTATAGATGATTGGTATAGAAATCTAGAAGATCTCTATCCCAACTACTATTCAGACTATGAGAAAGCACATCCTTTTAAAAGCATCCTAGGTAGTGGCTTTGCTAACACCTTTGGAGACAAGTTTGTTAAGAACCTTGGATTCATGGGTGGTGCTATTGCTGGTGCTGTAGTGCAGGATTTTGCCATAGGTGCTCTTACACAAGGACTTGGTGAAATTCCTTTGCTATCTAACCAGATAGGAAAAGCAGCTCTTTACATGAATAAAATCCTATCCTCAGAAAGCAGGGTGGGAAGAGCATTGGGTGCTAGTGAAAAGGGTATACTTACATCGTTTCTAGATAGCGGTGTGCAAGCTGGTAGAACAGCTGAGCAGCTCAATAGAATGGAAACATTGGCTCAATTGGCTGCTTCTAGAAAGATTAACAATCAGTTTAGATATGGACTTAATCTGTGGACATCTGCTCTCACTGAGGCAGGAATTGAGTCAAGAGATGGATACAGAACATTGAAGACTGATCTGATTGATCAATACAAGCTTGACAACTATGGATTAGAACCCACTGGAAAAGACCTGAAAGATATTGAGGATATTGCTACATCTGCTATGAATGCTAGGGAAATAGGAAACCTTGGCATCCTCCTTGTATCAAACGCTATACAGTTTGAAAACATATTAAGACCTTTCTCTTCAGCAAGAGTAGGTGTAACCTCTCCTATATTCCAGGAAATTGCTGGTAAGCGCATTGCTCTTCAAGATGGACTAATGGGTGGCTATTCAGAAATAGTGCCTAAGTCTACATTTGGAAAGATAGTTAGAGACATCAAACCATATGCACCTGAACTGTTTACAGAAGGTGTGTTTGAAGAGGGTGGACAGTTTGCAATAGAAAGAGGTACGTACGACTATTACAATAAGAAGTATTTTGATCAGAAAAATAACAAATCAAGAAACGACTTAGCTGAATTCATTGATTCTATAGGAACTGGACTAGTTGACCAATTCAGAACAACAGCTGGTTGGGAGAACATGTTCCTAGGAGCTTTGACAGCAGGACTCACTGGTAAAGCAAAGAGTGTATATAGTAACATAAAAGGTACAGGATCAAAAGCTCAGATAGCTGCTGAGATTAACAATCTCAACTCTAGCCAGCTCATGGGTGTATTTGAGAACAACTTTGAAAATGCTGCTCAACAGCTTAAGGCTTCTAAAGACATGGAAGCTGCTGTTAAGAAGAGAGATATATTTGAATACAAGAATGCTCAGTTTAGAGCTTTGTTCTCTTGGGCAAATGCCAGAATGCAGGGCAACAGATATGGTCTTCTAGAGGAAGAAATTAAACTTGCCAAAGAACTTCCTAATGAGCAATTCAAACAAATGTTTGGATTTGATGCTACGGCAGACAACAGACAGGTTGTAAATGCATACCTGTCATTGGTTCAAGAGGAAGCTAATAAGATTAAGAGAAACTACGACAAGATCAATGAGTTCTTTGTAAACCCTTACAAGTATATTAGAACTCCTAAGACTGATGAGGAAATAACTGAAAGCGAGAACTACAGGAAGTATGAGAACTATAAGACAGCAATGACTTATTTCCCATCCTTGATTGATCATGCTGACAGAAGAACCGATGAGATACAGAAAGAACTGATTGACATCAATCCTCTATTGTCTGTAGATATAGTTAAGAAACTTGGTAGTGTTGACTCGCTATTAGACTTGGCTAAAGAATATGAGAAAGAGGCTACAACATCTCTTGGTCTAATTAGTGACATCACCACTCCTGAGGAAAGAAAGAAACTGGAGAGAAGAGCTAAGACACTTAGAAACCTAGCAGAAAAAATATATGGTGTTACAGACACCTACTATTTAGTAGCAAAAGATGAGATGTCTAAAGATGTTCTTTCTAGGAAGGAAAATCTACCAGGCGACTATCTTAAGCTATTTGACAACCTAGTAAACTTTGAGATTAACGGAAGAGACCCTCTAAGAACTGATAAGAACATCAAACATCCTCTGGATGTAGAAAAGGCTATCTCTCTAGCTGTAGATCTTAACAGACTGGCTGAGATGAAGAAAGATGCAGGAGATGCATTTGATATTCTATCTAATCCTGAGAAAGGGTTTGACGAGTTTAACAAGGTGGATGAGAACAGACTTCCTCCTAAACATTCTCCTGAGTCAGAACTCACTCCTGGTAGAGAGTATGAAACTTCAAATCTTGGTAAGTATAGAACCAGGAAGATTGCTGATGGAAGATACCAAGTGATTAGTCCAGACAAGACTATTGTATCTACACATCCTTCAAAAGAAGAAGCATCTGCCACTACTAAGTATTTGAATGAAAATCTAAGCAGCCTACTTAAGGTGACTGTGGTTAGAGATAATGGAGATGGCACTATCAGAATCACTGACTCTAATGGTGACATTCAAGATATTCCTAAAGCAGATATATTAAAATACACTCCTCTTGAAACCCAAGAGGAAAAGATAGCTAAGCAGAAAGAGCAAATAGCTAATGAGCAGAAAGACCTAGAGGCAGATTCTGGAAACGTAAACACAGGAAACCCTGCAGAACCTTACGGTAAAGAAAGTGCTCTTCCTGATATAAAGATATTGTTCAGCTCAAGCACTACAGAATCTGAAGGTAGTGATGATCCTAACTGGCAGAAGAATGCTGCTCTGTCTCCTATTCACATTAAGAATTCTAGAGAGTTTTTAAACAAGGCACAGGGTTTTGCTAATAGAGCAAACCTAAGAGCCATCCTTATCACTCCTCTATTGGAGAAAGCATATGGATTAGAGGGACTCACTCAAATCTCCTATGGTGTCAGAAATGAGGACCTAGCAACACAAGAACAAAAAGACAAGTTCTTAAAAGACACTACAGATTTAAACAATGGATTCATTGCCCAAGTGTTTGTAGAACAAGTAGGTAGTGATCTATACTTTATTGATAAAACTGGAAACAAACTTGGTAAGTTTGGAGAGCAATTAGATGAAACCAAACTTGGTAATGTTGTTTTCCAGACAATGCGTAGAGCTGCTCTTAAAGATAGTCAGGGTGGTACAAAAGCAAGAAGTGGACAGGAGGAAGAAGCTAAAGTATATCTAGAAGCTTGGAAAAAAGAAAGAGCAAACATATTTGCTACAGATCCTAACGCCTCTCCTACAGTTTATGAGTTCAACATATCTAGAGGTATACCTATAGATGGTGATACTCCTAATCATGTAGCAGGCACACTGATTACATCTGATCCTAAGGAAGAAAGACAAGTTCTTAAGGGTCAATCAATTATACAGATTCCAACAACCAAGACTATCACATTCAAAGGAAGAGCTATAAACTTCCCTAATGGCAGACCAGTTCTTGTATATGGTGACAATGTTGCCTTCTTGAACAATGTGAAGTTGGATGGCAAGAGAGCTCAGGTGATATATGCTGTTATTGAGAAGATGGCTAATGACATCACTCAGAGAGCTAATGCTGGAAAGAAGATTGTATTCAGTAAGACAAAAGAAGCCAAGTTCCTGCAGAACATTCTCTATTGGAGAACAGGAGATACAAAAGAGGGTTCTAATCAGATAAACATTTCTGAGGATGGAACCACAATATCTTTTGCTGGTAAGTCATTCCCTATTGCTAAACTGGCTGAGAATAAGAAGGAATTAATTGAGGCCATCAGTAACTCCTACCACAATACAAACAACAAGAGCTTGTCTGAGGAAATGTTCAGCAAGTCCTTTACAGAGTTCTACATTGAGAAGGGAGAACTCAAGTCTCGTGATTGGGCTAACTACCAGTCCTACTTGTTGTCCTCTACATTCCCAGATGGATCTAAGAGAGCTGCAGCTGACACCCCTCTTACAACTAAAATAGCTATTCCTCTTTCTGAGATTCCTTATACACATAAGCAGAAATACTCAACTCTTATAGGACTTGAGCTTCCTATTGGTGTAATAAACAAACCTGCTGCAGAAGCTAAAGAAACTGTTGTAGAAGCTCCTAAAGGTAAGTTTGATTACAACGGAACAAAAGAGAACACCACTCCTATTCTGAGCTTTGGTAATGTATCCTTCACTGTTAAGGAAGGAGAAGATCCTCAGTTCTTGGTAGACAGCGAGGAGTTTAAGAAGACACAAGATAACCTTGTTAAGAAACTAAGACAAAACTCCCCAGAGGCAGATGAGGAATCATTGGTTAAACAAGCCAATGGTGTCATCCTCAGTGTTGTTAGAAAGGAAGTGGATAATGATCTAAAGACTGCTACAGTTGAGGAAGTTGTTCCCACTGCTGAGGAAGTAAAACCTACTGAGGAAGTAAAACCTGTTGAAGAGAAAAAAGAAGAAGAACCTAAGAAGACACAGTTTGATCCTAAGAAGACAAAGAAGAGAGGAAACCTATTCAGAGCTGTAAGTGAGACTGATGAGTCTGAGAGAATGACTGAGGCTGATATTGAAGCCTTTAAGAAATGGCATGCTGAGAAGGTACCTCAAATCCCTTATGAGATTCTTGGACAGATGGTAACCATCAATCCTAATAGAAAGGCATGGGGTGTGTTTGAAAATGGTGTGGCTAAGTTTGTACGTGGTGGATTGAGAGCTACAGAATACCATGAGATATTTCATGGCATATGGAGAGGATTGCTAAACGCTGATGAAAGAGCTGCTATTGTAAAAGAGTTTAATGCTAAAGAGGGTAGCTTCAAAGACAGGCTTAGTGGTAAGACTATCAACTTTGCTGATGCTACAGAAGAGCAAGTGGAAGATAGACTAGCTGATGACTTCAGTGATTACAGAAAAGGTAAGCTTGCTGCTAGAACTTTAGGAGATGCTATCCGTGAGTTCTTCAAAAGAATCATGGATTTCTTCAAGTCCTTTGTAGCCAAACCTACATTAAAGGACCAACTGTTTGATAATATTGAGCAAGGTAGATTCAAAGATAGAGAGCTTGCACCTGAGGTTAAGAACCTAGGCCCAGCTTACAGAGCTGCAGAAGGTCTTAACGAACAGCAGACTAACGAGTTTGTTCAGGATATGACAGCCCTATCTTCTGCCATGATCTTTGGAAATGGAAAGATAGGTGCAATTGATAAGTCAGCCATCTATGATATTAGAAAGATAACCAGCAAGCAAGTGTTTGATGAGATTAAAAACATCTACACTGAGCAGGGCTGGATGGATCAACTTAGTGAAAACACCTGGAATGATCTGGTTGAAAAGACTAAGCGCTCCCTAAAAGCCAACCTTAAGGTTTCCTTTAATGAGGAAGACTTGGTGAACATCAACGATGAGCAAAGTAATAACAGAGACTATGCTCCAGAACCATTCTCTACAGACTATAAGAAGTCTGCTCCTGTTGGAATAAAGTTCACATCTTCTACTATTCCTAAGACCAAAGCAATGAGTCAGGAGGGTAGAACATCTCTCACTCTTCCTGATCTAAAAGATACTAATAATCTTTATTCACTGGTTCCTTATGGACAAGTGTTCTCCACTGTAATCAACGCCCTCCATAATACAAGCATTGGTAAAATAGCTGGAAAACTTCTAAAACTAAGCCAGAAAGACTCTGACTATGTTAGATTCTTCCAAAGGGTGGGAGGAGATCTGGAAACAGGAACTCTTCCATTTGGAGACTTCAAGTATGATGATTGGAGATTGTTTATAGAATTGGTACAGGTGTATACAAAACAAAAGCCTGATGCTAGGATAGAATACATACAAGGAAATCAGGTGTATTCTGGTTCTGCGCTTGTAACAGGTATTGTCAACACCACTGTTAAAGGATGGATACAGAACATCAGAAACCTGGCTAAAGATCCAGACTCAATCATTAAATATGATAGTATAGATAAATCCTACACAATTGAGGATATATCAGATGTAAAGATTGACAGCCCTAAAGAACAATTGGAGTTCCTTGCAAAGCTGGGAGTAACATTCTCTAAGGATGCATATGACCGTCTTAGCAAAGATATTAAAGAGAACAAGTTCCCAACAGCTGTAAGCTCTATTAAGAACACCCTGCTTAAGGATAAGCAGATCATGAATGTTCAGAAGAAAACTCTGGACATCGGAGGTCCTCTAAATACATTGGCTGAGTTCCTGGTAGGTGCTACTAATCCTATTCAGGCAAGCACCCGTACAAACATCACAGGTAACCAAGCTAACTCATTTGCAGATAGCAACGCTCCTTCTGTGTTTGAAACCACATTCAATGAGGTGGGAAGTATACAGGAGCTGTTCCAAATCAGACCTGAGCTACAAGATGTGTTCTCTAAAGGATCACAAGTGCTCAAACTTGGTGGACTGTTCTTTGATGAAGACGGTAAGAGAACTAACTTAAAGATTAAGTTGGGATATATCGAAGGAAGAAACAACAATGACACCTCTTCAGGAAAGTCAGTTGGTAATCTTACAGAGGGAGAAAAGCTTTCTTTGGAGATTAACCAGAACCTGAATGGTCAGTTCTATGTACTGATTCCTGCAGATAGCTCTACAGAATGGATGATGAATCTAGGAAACAATGTAGAGTTTGCTGAATTTGAAACAGGAGAGGCATGGGACAAGGTGAATAACATATTCAAGGATTATCTATTTGATGACGTAGCTCTTGCCCTAGATGCTGATAACAGAAAAGATATTAGAAACCTTGGAGACAGAGCAAGAGATCTTCGCTTCTTTGGAGAGATTCTCTCTGAGAAATACGCTTCTGCCATCCAGGAAATGATTGATGATGAGAGATCACTTAGTGATATCCAAACATACATCAATGAGAACTTTAAGGATAGAGAGGTTGAAGACCCAGTGGGTAACAAGAAAATTGTTCTTGGTATAGAGTCTGACATCAAAGCTTTCATAAATGGTTCAGCACAAGAAACCATAGAAAACCTGAAAAACACAGGTGAGCTTTCTTTCACAGATGAAGGTTTTCTTAAATATGAATCTCTTGATGGCAACTTTGCTAGCAGAGAAAGTTTAAAAAAGAATGAGCTAAGTGAGGAAGATGTTACAAACATTATAATGTTTGCTAATACCAACCAGATCATTAGCAACTTTGAGTATCACAAGATATTGTTTGGTGATCCTTATCAGTTTGCTATTAAGGATAATCAGCTAGATGAGACTAAGCGTATTAAGAGCTTCCTCTCTCCAAGAAGAATGACTGTTGATCTTGTGGAGTTTAACTCATTCCTTAATGATAATGTGAACAATGCTGATGGAATAAAGCTTGATCCTAAAGATCCAGGCTACCACACCTTCAAGTCTTACACAAAGACTATTACATTGAATGATGTGAAGGTGGCTAGTTCACTGGCTAATAATCCTAATCTTTCTAAGGAAGTGAGAAAAGCCTTCCTTGATATCACTGAGGCTGACGCTTCTTCTATTCTTGAGCTAGGCACATATAGAGAGGTTAAGATTAAGAACTCTCAGTGGCCTAAGGAAGCAGAAGATTGGTATCAATGGCAGATGGCTTATACCAGACAGAACATGCCTGGATATGAATACACTAATCCTGTTCTTGAGGAACATGACAAAGCATTGGTAGCTACTCCTGAGCCTAGTTTCGTAATAGAGGTGCTGAAGCCAATTGTATCTGGTGTAAAGAACAACAAGAACAGAATTGAGCTTGTGCTTGATAAGTTCTCCCAAATGCCCATCTACTATAAGGCTGTACAGGGAACTAGTCTTGAAGATGTATATCTGAGAATGATTAATCCTGATAACCAAATAGGTTATGCTATCATGGTGTCTGGTAGAAAGGTGGGTGCTCAGAAATTGTATGAGCTATACAAAGGTGGCAAACTAAACAGTGATGCTTTCTCTGAGGAAGACATTGTTGAGGTGCCTTGGAAGATATATGGTATACAGGTGGAGAATAGTTATGAAGGTCCTGGTTACCAAACTAGAGGTAGTCAGCTTACAAAGATATCTACCCTTGACCTATATGCATACGGTGAACCTATTGGTGCTAATGCTGAGAGAAAAGAAGCTATTAGAGCTGCTGTAAATAAGAACAAAGACATCCTTAGTAGATACCATAAGAATAAATATGAAGGTTTCCTTAAGAAAGCTGGACTAGAAGACTTGGAAGGTGTGTACAGAATTGTAGACAGAGCTGCTCTTGCTAAGGCTCTGCAGGATGAGATGTTCAAAAGAACTCTGTCTGAGAATGTAGTGGATAGTATACAACTTGATGAAAACAACGAGTTCATCATTCCTTTTGAGGCTTCTCCTGCATATGTTCAGATTAGAAACATCATCTATTCTTTCATAGATAAGGCTATCGGTTCTCCTAAAATGTCAGGTGGTCCATATGTACAGGTGCCTGTAACAGGATGGGAAAGTGCTTCTAAGGGAAGAGGTCTGGCTGTAAAGACAAAAGATGGCTACAAAAAGATAAGCAGAGAAGAGTATGAGGCTATGGAGGATAAGAAAGGTGTAATCCTTACAGAGGACACTCTTAAGATATATGAGGATGAGAAGGGTAAGAGATATTGTGAGGTGATGATTCCTCACTGGTTCAGAGATTTGGGCAAGCTGTCTAAGAAGACAGATGCTGAAATCCTGCAATATCTGAACACTCCTGAAGGAAGAAAGATACTAACAGGTGTTGGTTTCCGTATTCCTACACAGGCGCTAAGCTCTGCAGAAGTGTTTGTTGTGAAGGGCTTCCTTCCTAAGGCTATGGGTAAGACGGTGGTTGTTCCATCAGCCATCACTACAAAAGCTGGATCTGACTTTGATATAGATAAACTCAACATGTATCTGAAAGCCACCTATATTGATAGGAATGGTAATCTCAAACTTGTCACTCTTGAGGGTGATGAGGCAAGTACAAGAGCTTTCTATACAAAGGTGTTCAATGATTCATTAGCTGGAAAACAAATGTACAAGACTGAGCTGTTGGAAGCTGCACAGATCTTATCATACAACCTTGATGATCCTAAGAATCTTGTAGAGAAATATGCTAATACATTAAACATTGTTCTTGAAGGAGTTACTGACTCATCTGACTATGAGCAGGCTATAATAGATGATATTAATGAGCTTGGAGATGAAAACATTCAGAAGGGTCTGAGAGAGAAGTTTGTAGATGAGATGTATACAAAAGCTCTTGAAAATGAATACTATGAGAGCCTAGAAGAACTGCTTACACTCCCTGAGAACTTCAGCAGATTGGTGAATCCTGTAACTGATGGTGGTCTGAAGAAGCTAGCTGGAAAGATAGATGCATTGAAAGGATATGATGAAGCAGCTGTTAAGAACAAGCTTCTTAATAGAAACTTCCTGAGCAATCTAAGGAATGCATTCATCACTGGTAAGAAGTGGGTGGGTATTGTGGCTACAAACATCACAGGACACTCTCTTGCACAGAAGTCTAAGATTATAATTGATCCAGTTAGATTTGAAAATGTTAAGAATAGAGACGAGAGAAACATTCTTAAATACAATGGTGGACAGATCCTCCTTGATCATAACACTATAGAAGTGGATGGTAAGACATATGCTTCTATCTCAGGAATCTATGATGCTAAGAATGAAGGATACATCTCTGATGGTTTATCTGGATATGCTACAGCTGTTGTGGACGTTGCTAAAGACCCATACATCTTGAGAATCATTAAGAGCGATCTTTTGATAAGCACATTCATGTTCCTCAGAAGAGTAGGTGTTCCTAATGAGCAGCTGGCAATGTTCATGAACCAGCCAATCATAGATGAGTATATTAAGCTCTTAGATAAGAAGAAGTCAAAAACTCTATTTGATTCAAGATATATAAATGAGATACAGGAGTTTTTCCCTCATCTTAAACAAGACATAACTAATACGTTTGATAAGGATGGTCTTGAAGAAAACATCAAAACCTACTACAGTGAAAAACAGTTGAGTCCACGTAAGAACGGTGAGCAGATAGCTATTCTTAAAGAGTTCTTGAAATATGCTAAGATGGCTGACTTCAGCTTCAATCTTACACAGGCTTCCAACTATGACACTACTAAATTCAGAAATGCAGAGAACCTCTCTAACAAACAATACAAGCAGGAATTCGCAGAGAATTATAACATATTCTCTTCTGTGGATGATCTTTTAAGAAATACACACATTGGAGAGCAAGCCATGTACCTCAACAAGAGTGTAGATGCTGCTGCTGAATACCTTGTTCTTGATAAGCCTGAGTTCATGGAGATCACAGATGAGCTTATGGAGCCTTATTACAGAGATCAATACTTAGGTAATGAAGATCGTAATAAGGTGGGTAATAAGATGAAATCTGCTCTTCTTGACTTCATCATCCAGACAAGAACAGATGTTGCTGCTAATCTATACAGAGACTTGGTAGAAACTTCCACCTCTGTAGCAAACATGCTCACTGAGGCTAAGAAGCAATTCCCTAACGTAAAGATTATCAATGACTTAGAGGTGGATAGCTCAGGTAGAATTGGAGGTGCACAAACCATCAAACTGAGAGTGAATGATAGATCTAAGGATAGTGAAGACATGTACACAGGAATGATGAGAGAGCTTAGAGATGATCCTCGTACAAACGCTCTGTATAATGGAATAGTGAAACTATCCATCCTACAGGGTACACAGATGTCTCCTATCTCCATCAAGAACATCATACCTGTAGAAGACTATGCTGCTAAGATAACTCCCATTATTGCTGGTCTGAAGGCTGATGAGTCAATTAAAGCCTTTGCAAAAAGTTATGAGTTCCAAAGGAATGAGTTTGCTGATGATAAGGTGGTACCAATTGTAAATCCTAGATTTAGAGAGGTAGAGCAGGTTGAATATAACGAAGATGCTCCTAGAAGATTCCAGGCTGCCTTTGTAAAGATTAACACAGTGAAGGGTCCTATCGTGGTTCCTGGTCAATTCCCAACCATCCAAGGTTTGGGTGTTAAAACCATGCAAAGACAGCTGTTGTTCTTGAATGAGAAGTATGATGCTAAGGGTAGCAACTATGATGTGGTGAAGGTTCCTAGAGCGCTTCCTATCAACAAGAAGAAGCTAGATGAGGGTAAGTTTGATATAGCCACTGGCTTAGAAATCACTAACCAAACTTACGCTGAGAAGATAAAGAATGGTGACACATCTCTTCAGAACTACTATGGCTATCAGAAGGTGAAGAATGTAGATGGTTCTCCTGTAATTGCTGGACGTGATAGAGACGGAAATGCAATTTATGTCTATAAATTTATTAACTTGCATGGGGATGGTAACTACACCACTGAGTATTATGGAGATGGAAGACCTTCCGTTTTCAACAATGGAACTCAGAAGAACATCATAAATGTAAACGGATCAAAGGTGAGTGGTGAGATTTCAGATGCTGCAATAGTTGACTACTTCATGGAGAATGCATATTCAGACATCATGAAACTGCAAGCTGCAGATCCTGTAGTTAATAAACAAATTGAACCAGAGGGACTTCCTCCAATTGATGACGAGAATCAAAATAGTTGCAAATCATGAGTAAATGCGCATTAGATATAAGGAAAGATATCGTTGCTACTGTTGGTAGAAAGCTTACAGAGAAGGGAGCTATTGTGCAAGGAGATGTAGGATATTTCCCAAATCCTTCTAGGGCTGGAGCTGCTATCAATGATATTAACTCTGAGTTCAAGACTAGTATTGTAAAAGAAAGTGAGAAAGGATCGTTCCTAATTGAACCATCTGATGATCTTATTAATAGATATTTTGAACAATACAAAAGACAGGAAGAAGGTGAAGCTGGACAATTGCAAGAAGAAGAAAGACTTAGAGGTGGATATACAGAAGAACAGCGTGGTGAGTTCTTTCAGTTAGAACAAACTGAAACATCAGCAGCATCTCCTGCTACAATAGCTAAGATAAAAGACTTCCTTGAAAGAATTGGTGTGAATGTTAAGGAGTATGACAGCATAGTTGTAAATGGTGTCAAGCAAGATGCTAATGCTGCAGCCCTAATTACACAGAAGCTCATTCAGATTGTTCAGGGTAAGGAGGGTGTTGCTCTTCCTGAAGAAGCTATGCACTTTGCTTTGGAGATCATAAAGCAAACAAACCCAGCGCTTTATAACAAGCTGCTCAAAGAGATTAACAACTATCAGTTTTATAAACAGATATTGGCTGACTATGGTGCACATCCTCTATACCAAACTGCTGATGGAAAACCTGACATCAGAAAGTTAAAAGACGAAGCTATTGCTAAGGTGTTAGCTGAGACAGTGATTAACCAGAACGAGGGTTCTGTAGAGAATCCTGAACACCTAGCAAAGGTGGAAAGCTGGTGGTCACAGATTGTAGAATGGCTTAAAAACCTATTCAACATAAAGAGTGGATTTGATCAAGCAGCCCTTGCTGTGCTTTCTGGGGAAGAGATTGGCACTGTAGAAGATATTAGAGCAGAAGAGGGAGCAGCCTATTTACAAAAGACCAAGCAGGAAGATAGCATCGATAGATTGAAAGCTATGGATAGCAGACTATCTATCAAAGATGTTGAAGAAGAGGGTAAAAAAGAACCTAGGTATTTCTTAGATGGCGTTACAAAGATATTGAAAAGGGTGTCTGATGATGTAAAAGATTGGTACTCAAGAAGATTCTCAAACAATGAAATCACCAAAACTGAGAAAGACAAGGCAATCGATGATATAAAAAGAGACAAAGGAACTAAAGGACACAGTGATCAAGACTATTTGATAAGAGGATTGAACGATGGTAGAGGTGGTATATTGGTTGATGAGAATGGCTATCTTAGACAAGATCCTTTAGACGATAGTGGATATGTTCCTCAGATGGACCCTAATGATCCTGAGAGAGTTATATATGAAACGCTAAAAGAGAATCTACGTGAGAGACTTGCATCCTTTGGAGAAAGTACAAGGTTTCTTTCTGAGATAAAAATATATGATCCAAAGACTAACAAGGCTGGTACAATTGACCTAGTTGCCATCACTAAAGATGGTAAGGTGAATATAATAGACTGGAAGTTTATGGATTTAAACGTTGATGTATATGAGGATGTTCCTTGGTACAAGATAGCTGCTTGGAAGAATCAGATGGATCAGTATAAAACCATGCTAATCAATGCTTATGGTTTTAAATCTCAAGACTTTGGACAAACCAGAATGATTCCTATCAGGACAGTTTATTCTGGTGGTACACTCCTAGGAATAGAAATAGGTGCTGTAGATCCAAAAGATATCACAGATGCATACCTGATGCCTGTTGGACTAGAAGAAGAAGCAACAGGAAACGAACAGATAGATGCACTGTTGAAGAAACTGAACGCTGCCTATAGAACTCTTTCTGAGAAGAAAGCACTTCCTTCAGAGAAGAAAGAAAAGGCTGTGCAGTTGAATACCCTGATGTCAGCCATCAGACAACTTCAGATAAGACAAAACATTGAACCGCTTTTGGAAGAAGCTAAGTTGCTTAACAACTACATCCAGAAGGTAATCAATCGATTTGAAACAGAATGGAAGGATAAAGAAAGAATAACACCAGAAGAAGAAGCACAGAGAAGTGCATTCTTAAAGGAGATAAGAGATGCTGAGAAGATGCTTGGTACATACACTAGCTTGGATGTTGACCTTTCAGACCTATTCTTATCAGGAGGTTCTGAGAATGAGAAGCTTGAGACTGAGGTGGCTAAGACTGTTAGAGTGGCTAGAGCCTTAGGTGACAAGCTTAATAGAACTAAGACAGCTTTCGTAAGAGATGTTGTAGGTAGAAGTGAGAAGGTTGAGGACATTATAAAGGAAGAGAAGGAGATAGGTATTGTAGCAAGATGGTTCTCAGATACAGCCTCTTTACAGCTCAACTCTGCAAAGGTGCTATTTAGAAAATCTAACAGAGCGCTTGCAAAAGCTTCTATGGATTCTGTAGACCTGGCAAGAGAACTTCAAGAGATTGAGGGTAGATATAAGAAATGGGCCACTGCTAAAGGTCTTAATAAGAAAGACTACTTCAATATCATCAAGAAGAAGGGTAAGAATGAACTTATCGATGAGTTTAATCCTGAGTTCTACAAAGAACTTAAGTCTAGAATAGATAGGAAAGATCCTGATCTATTTAACTGGGTTAAGGAAAACATTGATATCAAAGCTTATAACGACTTCCTTGATGAGCAAATCAAAAAGGAAACAGAAGAGATTAATCAGAAGTATAAGGACAGAATGGAGTTTGACAGAGCTACAGGAAACTTCTATCTGTCTGAAGAACAGGAAAGAAAGAAGGAGTGGGAGCTGAACAAGATGAAGAAAGCCTATAACACTTCTTCAACAACAAGTGCTGGCTGGTTACAATATAACTTCATCAAGAGATTTCCAAAGGTGGAGAAGTGGCAGTCTCAAGAATGGAAAGAGTTGTTTAAGAAAGATGCTGCTGGTAACTATGTGAATAAACCTGCTGTGGACTTATACAACTACATCAGGAAAGTTAATGACGACTATAGATCTATTGGATATTTAGGAAGAGGAGAAGAAAGGGTGTTCTTACCATGGGTGAGAAAGAGTTTAGTGGAAACACTTATGTCTGGTGGCAGGGTGAATCTATTTGAACAGTTCCTAAAGTCTATATCTGTTGATCCAAATTCAGAAGTGGGTCTTGGTAAAATGGACCAGTACACTGGTAAACCAATTGACGAGATTCCTAAATACTTCACTACAGAGATTAAGGAGGACGTGAGTGAGGACTTATTCAGGAACCTGGCTCTATATAACACCATGGCTCTTAGATATAAGTATCTTTCAGAGATTGAAGAGCAGGCTTTGGGTTTGGTTGACATAGAGCAAAACAAAGGATCAATTGCCACTTCTTGGTTCTCAAAGACCCAATACGACAAGAAAACTGGAAAGCTCATCACTGTTCCAAATAATAGCAAGAACACTGAGCTTATTGATAGCATGGTGAAGGGTATCATCTATGGACAGAAATATCTGAAGAATGATACGTTTGACCAGGCTCTTGGAAAGCTAACCAACGTTGGTGAAACGATAAACAAAAAACTTGGTGTGAAGATATTCCCAGAAGGATTAGAGGGAAGAATCATATCAATGAATAAATCTATTGATACACTGAACAAAACATTCAGTCTCCAAGCTATGGGTCTGAACCCTCTGTCAGCCACTTCCAACTTGTTTGGTGGCACATCTCAGTCAATTATTAATAGTGGAAAATACTTTACAAAGGGAGACTATCTCGCTGCTGAAGCAAAGGTGAATGCTAAATGGCTCAACTTTATATCCACTGAGGAAAAGAAAAAGATTATCGGTGCCCTAGATTACTTCCTTCCTCTTACAGAAGACTTCTCTAGGGATATTGCTAATGAACTGTCTTTGGGTAAGTTGAGTCCTGATGGGATACAGAACTTCCTCATGAGCCTCATGAGAAACTCAGACAAGCACGTACAAACTGTTAACTTCCTTGCTTACATAGGTAACTCTATTGTAGTGGATGGACAGGTGGTAAATGCTAGGGAATACCTACGCACCACTCCTGAATACTCAGATATGTATTCTGGTACAACAGAGGAAAGACAAGAAAGAGAGAAACGCTTTGAGAAGGATGTTGAGAAGCTTGTAGAAGAAAAGGGAGTGATGAAGGTAGGACAAGTGGTTGATAATAAGTTTACTATACCTGGCGTAGATAGAAAATCTGAATCAGTGATTGAGCTCAGAAGGAAGATACAACAAGTGAGCAAGGATGCTCTTGGTAACATGACAGATGACGCTAGGAGAATGATTGACATGAACATATATGGAAATTCTTTCATGTTGTTCAAAAAATGGATTCCAAGACTGGTGGATGTTAGGTTTGGTGACCTGAAATACAACTCAGCTTCTGATGCTTATGAATGGGGTAGGATGCGTGTTGCGTTTAGCATGCTATCTCTTGACGTTATTAAAAGCATAAAGAGGCTAAGAAACTCTCTTGTAGGTAACCAGGCTGGTGTGGATGATATGAGACAGATGTTTGAGAAGAAGAAGGAGGAATATGAGACAGAAACAGGTAAAGAGCTGGATATGACAGAAACCGAGTTTGTAGACTTGGTAAGAAGAAGTATACAGTCTCAGATGATTGATCTTATGTTCTACCTCACACTGATAGGATTGTTCATGGCTCTGAAGGCAAATGCCCCAGATGAGGATGAGGATGAGGTGGTTAGAAACAGATATAGGTTTATCATGAGGGCTACAGACAAGCTTAAGGATGAGATTGCCTATTTCTACAATCCAGCCAACTTCTCAGCCCTTGTGGCAGGGGGTATATTCCCAGCCATCAGCCAGCTTGACAACTATGGGAAGTTCTTAAGCAACTTCATGAAGGAAATGTTTGGGGTGATTGTGGGTGACCAGGAGATGAGAGATGACGCTTTTGCTATAAAATACCTTATGAAATCCTTCCCAATTACAAATCAGCTGTCCCAATATCTCCCTGTGTTTGTTCCAGATGTAGCTAAAGACCTAGGAATTAAAATGCAGTCAAGATCAGGTATAAGGTAACGCTATATTATATCGTTTATTTCCTCATAACTCATTGAAAATACATTAATAACAACTAATTTTGCTTATATGCGAACTGCTGCAATTTGCCCAACATGTCCCTCATATGAGAACGCTTTGTGCGTGCTCTATAACGGAGAATATCTGACCAATATCGACGTAAACCCTTTAGACTCTCTAGAGGTAGCCCTTGGCAAGATAAATGATAACCTCGTGCCTGTATCAGGAACAGGAGCTCCCACAGCTGGAGCTATCTATTTAGGACAGCTCTATGTAAGAACCACCGTGGCTCCAAACCTCTACTTCGCTAAGTCAACAGGTACAGGTGCTTTGGACTGGAGGATTCTCCTTTCTATTCCATATACAGGAGCCCCTGAATATGCTGATAACGCTGCTGCCATAGCTGGTGGTTTAACAGATGGTCAAGTCTACCGTACAGGTGACGTATTGAAAATCGTACATTAATTTAGAACATGAACGTACTTCCTAATATACTAAGTTATGGAAGTTCAGGTTCATCTGGTACATCAGGTGAAGCTGTTCCCCATATACCAGACTTTTTAGAAAGCTTTCCCCAGCAGGTTGAGACACCTGAACCAATCGATCCTACGGTTGGTAAGCCTTCCTTTTTGTCTAAACTGTATAATAGCCCACAGTATCAGACTCCTGATCCTGAGAATACGTCTATAAATTATAGTGAGAGTTTCTTCAATACACCTCTCCTTTCTAATATTGTTGGCTCTGAATCCTCTGAGGGTGATGGCCAATCATTCATAAATAAGCTCTTTGGTACAACCCATTGTGAGCCTAAGTTCACATCCGCCCCTGTGGTATGTGCAGCTAACCCATGTCCTATCACATTGAACGCCACCTGTGTGTTCTATGAAGGACCCAATTTGATCTATACAGGAATTAACACTAATGACAACCTCCAGACAGCTCTTGAGAAGATAGAGGCAGCTATTGCTGACGAACTTGCAGGTAGCTCTGGTACAAGCGGTACGTCAGGCACCTCAGGAACATCTGGCACATCAGGTAGCTCTGGAACCTCAGGAACTGACGGTAGTGGGGGAAGCAGTGGTACATCTGGCACTAGCGGTATAGACGGAACAAGTGGCACAGCAGGAACTAGTGGCACTTCTGGTACCACTGGTACATCTGGAAGTAGTGGAACTAGTGGAACAGATGGAAGTGGAGGTAGTAGTGGTACATCAGGGACTAGTGGAACCTCTGGGACATCTGGCACATCTGGTACTACAGGAACCTCTGGTACTACGGGTACAAGTGGCACCTCTGGTACAGATGGTAGCGGTGGCACCTCAGGCACTTCTGGCACTTCTGGGACCAGTGGTACAACTGGCACCTCAGGGACAAGTGGAACTACAGGAACTAGTGGTAGTAGTGGAACTAGCGCTACATCAGGTACATCTGGGACATCAGGAACCTCTGGAAGTTCAGGTACAACTGGCACTAGTGGAACGTCTGGAACAACAGGTACCTCTGGTAGCTCAGGCACTACAGGCACGTCTGGTACCTCAGGTACTTCTGCAACAAGTGGTACGAGCGGCACCAGTGGTACAGATGGAACAGGAGGCACAAGCGGTACATCTGGTACATCAGCCACTAGTGGAACTAGTGGTACAACAGGAACCAGTGGGTCAAGTGGCACCAGTGGAACTTCAGGAACATCAGGAACTGATGGTAGTGATGGTAGTTCTGGTACATCAGGAACATCTGGTACAGCTGGAACTAGTGCAACATCTGGTACTTCTGGCTCTTCTGGAACTGCAGGAACCTCTGCAACTAGCGGAACATCAGGCACTTCTGGTACGTCAGCCACTGATGGAACAGGGGGAACTAGTGGTACGTCAGGTACATCTGCCACCTCTGGATCATCAGGATCTTCTGGAACTGATGGAACAGGAGGTACATCTGGATCGAGTGGTACAAGTGCAACCAGTGGTTCATCTGGAACCTCTGGAACTTCTGGTAGTAGTGGAACAACAGGTACATCAGGCACTAGCGGTACAAGTGGTACGTCTGCTACAGACGGTACAGGAGGTACAAGTGGAACAAGTGGAACGTCAGGAAGTAGTGGAACCACGGGTACATCTGGTACTACAGGTACGTCAGGCACAAGTGGAACCAGTGGTACAAATGGTTCACCTGGAACATCTGGTACATCTGCAACATCAGGAACTAGTGGTTCAAGTGCTACATCAGGCACATCTGGAACTAGTGGAACAACTGGTACATCAGGAAGCTCTGGCTTGAGTGGAGATAGATATGCCACTACATCAAGCACAACATATACATTACAAGCAGCTGGTAATACAGGCACAATCACTGTAGGAACAGGACTAGCCTATACAGTGGCTCAGTCTATTATAATTGCCTACAATGCAACAAATTACCAAGAGGCTGAGGTGACATCGTACAACTCTGGTACAGGTAGTTTATCATTCACCACCATTACACAGGTGGGAAGTGGAACATATAGTTCATGGTTTGTAAACCTAGATGGTGCAACAGGAGGAGATGGTTCTAACGGTACATCTGGTACAAGTGGAACATCTGCTACATCTGGCACTTCAGGCACTACAGGAACTTCAGGCACTAGCGGTAGTTCAGGAACTACAGGTACATCTGGTACGTCTGGAACTCCTGGTACATCAGGAACCAGTGCTACTAGTGGAACCTCAGGAACTACAGGTACTTCGGGCACAACAGGTACTAGTGGCACATCAGGCTCATCAGGCACCTCAGGTACTGATGGATCTGGAGGAACAAGTGGAACCAGCGGCACCACAGGCACATCTGGCTCAAGTGGAAGTAGTGGATCTTCAGGAAGCAGTGGTTCTAGTGGAACATCTGCCACTTCTGGAACATCTGGTACCTCTGGCACAAATGGTAGTGCAGGCAGTAGTGGAAGTAGTGGGTCCTCAGGATCAAGCGGTAGTGCTGGAACGAGTGGTACAGCAGGTAGTCCTGGTACGTCTGGTACTAGTGGTAGTTCAGGCACATCTGGTACAGCAGGTACAACAGGAACTTCTGGAACCTCAGGTACAACAGGTACCTCTGGAACTAGTGGATTAACAGGAACTTCTGGTACATCAGGGGTGAATGGTACTAGTGGAACATCTGGAACCTCAGGGTCTAGTGGCACTGCTGGTAGCTCAGGTACAGCTGGTAGCTCAGGAACTAGTGGAACTGCAGGTACATCTGGAACCAATGGTTCTCCAGGTACCAGTGGTACAAGTGGGTCTAGCGGTTCCTCTGGATCATCAGGAACAACAGGCACTTCAGGTTCTAGTGGTACAAGTGGAACATCAGGCTCTAGTGGTACGTCTGTAGCTGTAGCTGGTACACAGGAATACATTGTTAAGTTTACATCAGCCACAACAATTGGAAACAGTGCCACATGTCAAAAGGCTAGTGGTGACCTCTGTGTCAACCTAGCAGGTGGTATTGGTGTGGATGTTGGTAAGGGTGGTGGATCTATTGCTACAAACACAGCAGTGGGTAACAGTGCTCTGTCAAGCAACACCACTGGTGCAGGGAACGTTGCTGTTGGATATTTTGCTCTAAGATGTAACACTACAGCTAATAATAACATTGCTATTGGTAAAAATGCTTTATGTGCTAATGTATCATCAACTGATCTTACAGCAGTTGGAGATGCGGCACTTAAAGCAAACACAGGTGCTTATAATTCAGCTTTTGGTGCTGCTGCTTTGTATAAAAATACAACAGGAACTAGTAATACAGCCATTGGTTTAAGAGCACTACAAGAAAATATTACAGGCAGTAATAACACTGCTGTTGGTAGGTTAGCTCTATTCTGTAACACGGCATCAAATAATACAGCAGTAGGTACTTGTGCACTAAGAAGCAATACCACTGGTATTTATAATACAGCTCTTGGAACAAATGCACTCAAATCTAACACTACAGGTGGAAGAAACGTTGGTATTGGTCTTAACGCTTTGATTAGTAACATTACAGGTGCTCATAACATAGCTGTTGGATATGTTGCTTTAGGTTGTAATGTTTCAGGCAACAATAACATAGCTCTTGGTAGTTTAGCTTTACAATATAATACAGCCTCCAACAACACTGCTATAGGATTTTTTGCATTAAGAGCTAATACTACAGGTAATTACAACACAGCTATTGGTAGAAATGCGTTAAAGGCTAATACTATAGGTAGATATATTGTGGCTTTGGGAGATAGTGCCTTATATTCAAACACAACAGGTGAACGAAATACCGCTGTAGGATATGGTACTTTAGTATGTAATACTGTCGGAGCTAACAATACAGCTCTTGGATTCCAAGCACTCCGTCAAAATACGGCTTCCAATAACACAGCCGTTGGTTTCTGTGCTTTAAGAAGTAACACCACTGGTGTATATAATACTGCATTAGGTTTTCAATCTTTAGCATCTAATACAACAGGTAATAGTAATACTGCAGTTGGTTTACAATCACTTTTATACAATACTAGTGGTGTTCAAAATACAGCTGTAGGTAGAAGTACACTATTCTGTAATACTACAGGAAGTAATAACGTAGCTTTAGGTCAGGCTGCTCTTAGACTTAACACTATAGGTAATAGAAACATAGCCATAGGTAGAGCTGCTATGGAAGCCAATACTACTGGTGCGGATAACGTAGCTGTAGGACATTATGCTCTTATAGCTAATAGTGTTGGTACAAACAACGTAGCTATTGGTAGAAATGCTTTGTATTGTAATACCGCATCAAATAACACAGCAGTTGGATTTAGTGCTTTACGTAGTAATACTACTGGTACAAACAACGTAGCAGTAGGTTATTGTGCATTAAGAAATAATACAATTGGCACAGGAAATAATGCATTTGGACATGGTTCACTAATCTGCAACACAACAGGAGCTAATAATGTTGCTGTTGGTACATCTTCTTTAGGTAGAAATACAATTGGTACAGACAATACTGGTATTGGTGTAAATACTCTTTTATATAATACAACAGGTATAAACAACACAGCTGTTGGTAGAAGTGCTCTTCAAACAAATACTACAGGAACTCTTAATACAGCAGTAGGTGTTAATTCATTGTTAGTTAATACTGTAGGTTCAGTAAATGTTGCTGTTGGTGTAGGTGCTTTACAATCTAATATATCTGGTAATAACAATATCTCAATAGGTGTTAACTCCCTTGTAACAAATCAGGTAGGTAGCTCTAACGTAGCTGTGGGTAGAGATGCTTTGTTTTCTAATACAGCATCAAACAATACAGCTATAGGCCACTATTCTTTAAGATGTAATACTACTGGTACACCTAATACAGCTGTTGGTGCTAATGCTCTTGCTTCAAATACAATTGGAGATATTAATACAGCAATAGGTGTAAATGCTTTAAATTCTAATACAACAGGAAGAGGAAACGTCGCTGTAGGTCACACAGCATCCAATTCAAATGTTGTTGGTTCTTATAACACTTCAGTAGGTGTAAGTGCATTAAGATGTAATACTGCATCAACCAATACTGCAATTGGATTTTATTCTATGAGAAATAACTCCACAGGAACTGTCAATACAGCTCTTGGAGTACAATCATTAGCATATAATACAACTGGTGCTAGAAACGTAGCAATAGGACATCAGGCACTTTTCAGTAATGTAGTAGGAGTAAACAATACATCGGTAGGTTATTTAGCTCTACTTTGCAGCACTGCATCAAACAACACAGCCGTAGGTTATTGCTCTCTTAGAAGCAATACTACTGGTACATCAAATGTTTCTGTAGGTGGGTTTTCAACAAGATTAAATACCACTGGTGTACACAACTCTGCTTTAGGATTTGCTGCTCTTGAAACAAATGTAACAGGAAATTATAATGTTGCCGTTGGATATAGATCATTAAACCAAAACAAAGCTAGCAACAACACAGCAGTTGGATTTAATTCTTTAAGATTTAACACTACAGGTGCGTCAAACGTAGCTGTTGGTAAAAATGCGTTAGTAAGTAATACTACTGGTGCGCAGAATGTTGCAATGGGGTATAATGCCTTACTTGCAAACACCTCAGGTGGTAGCAATACTGCTTTGGGAATGAAAGCATTGTATTCTAACACAGTATCAAACAATACAGCTGTTGGTCGATATGCAATGTGTGCTAATACAACAGGCACCCAAAACACAGGTCTTGGATTTGGTGCATTAAAAACTAACACTACAGGTAATACAAACACAGCTGTTGGATATAACGCTTTAACATACAACACAACAGGAGGTCTTAACACAGCAATGGGTGTGTTGGCTCTTGAAAAGAATACAACTGGGTGCTATAATATAGCAATAGGACCATCTGCTCTTAGAAACAATACTACAGGTGCTAGTAACGTTATTATAGGTAGAGATGCTGGGTATGCTAACACAATAGGATGTGCTAATACAGCAGTGGGTACTAACTCTTTAAAATGTAATACAACAGGAGGCAGAAACTCTGCATTAGGATCTGGTGCCTTAAATGCCAATACAACAGGATGCTTTAACACAGCTGTTGGTTTTAACTCTTTAACAGCAAACACAGTAGGAAGTTTAAATACAGCCCACGGTGTTCAGGCATTAAAATCTAACACCACAGGAAATAGAAATACAGCTTTAGGTTTAAATGCATTATATGCAAACAACGGTAGTTACAACGTAGCAGTTGGTACCTATTCAACACAAAATACAACAACAGGTTCTTGTAACGTAGCTGTGGGTTATGCAACGTTAGTTGCTAATACAACAGGTATTAGAAACGTAGCAATAGGTGTTTGTGCTTTAAGTGCAAACCAAGCATCTTCAATTGTTGCTGTGGGACCTAATGCCTTAAGATGTAATACAACAGGAGCAGGAAATACAGCACTTGGTAATCAGGCATTGTTTGCTAACACAACAGGAGCAAATAATACTGCTGTTGGACAGAATGCAATGTTATGTAATACTACTGGAGGTGGTAACTCTGCACTTGGTGATTACGCATTAAGGAGTAACACAACTGGTAATAATAACGTAGCAATTGGTAGATTAGCAGCATCATGCAATACTGTTGGTTCTTATAACATAGCAATAGGTAGAGACTCTTCACAAAATAATGTATCAGGAAGTAATAATATTGGTATTGGTTTCCAAGCATTACTACAGAACACAGCGTCAAATAATACTGCTCTAGGATATAGAGCATTAAGAAGCAACACTACTGGTGCTTATAATGTAGCAGTAGGTGCATGCTCATCAATGTACAACACCACAGGTGGTATAAACAGTGCATTTGGTTTTAGAGCAATGCTTAGAAACACCACTGGTATTCAAAATAATGCATTTGGTTTCTTAGCGCTTTGTAACAGCAATGGTAACTATAATAACGCATTTGGTGTTTGTGCTCTAAGACAAAACACGACAGGTGCTCGTAATACAGCTGTGGGCCATAGATCCATGAACTATAACACAACAGGTAGTTATAACACAGCCATGGGTATGTGTTCTTTGTTGTGTAACACCACAGGTTCTAGTAATGTTGCTTTAGGATTTGCCTCATTACAATGTAACTTAACAGGTACAGACAACGTTGCAGTTGGTGTTAATTCGTTATTTAAGAATTGTTCTAATAATAATGTTGCAGTTGGTGCTGCGGCTATGTTGGAAAACACAACTGGTACAAACAATGTTGCAATTAGTACCAGTGCGTTGAGGAATAATACAACAGGAGTAAGCAATGTTGCTATAGGATTTTATTCTCAAAGAGTTAGTGTTGCTTCTAACAACACTTCAGTGGGCGTTAGTACACTGAGATGTAACACAACAGGTACTAATAACGTAGCACTTGGAATTTCAGCGTTGTATTCAAATACAACAGGTGTTTCAAATGTTGCTATAGGATCTGTTTCTTTGGCAGGCAATACAATAGGTCAACACAACGTAAGCATTGGTAGAGTAGCTCTTAGAAATAATAGTACAGGTAATAGTAACGTCGCTCTTGGTAGCTATGCTCTTTATGCAAATGTTACAGGTTGCAATAACATAGCCATGGGTTATTTGTCTTTAGCTTGTAATACTGCTTCTAACAATACAGCAGTGGGATATGCATCATTAAGATTTAATACCTCTGGTACAGACAATGCAGCATTAGGTCAATGTGCATTGATTTTCAATACTACGGGTGCACAAAATACAGCTGTTGGTAAACAAGCTATGATGTACAACAACGTAGGTTGTAGAAACACAGCAGTGGGTACTTTTGCATTGTTTAGAACAAGGTGTAGCAATCAAGTGGCTGTAGGATATGGTGCTTTAAGATATAACATAACAGGTGTTGGTAATACAGCAGTGGGTTATACCGCAGGAAGAAATAACGTATGTGGAAACAATAATACATCATTAGGAAATTCAGCATTAACTTCTAATACAGCATCATATAATACAGGTATAGGAGCTCAGGCATTAACAAGTAATACAACAGGTGGTAACAATACAGCTGTTGGTATGCAATCAATGTTGCTTAATACAACAGGGTATCGAAACACAGCATTAGGTGTAAGAGCATTATGTGCTAATACTACAGCAAACAGTAATACTGCACTAGGGTATAGTGCACTAAGAAAAAATATAACAGGCGCAGATAACACCGCTGTAGGAGGATATGCTCTTGCATGTAACACATCAGGACGTCAAAACGTAGCTATTGGTAAGGATTCATCTAGATACAATCAAACAGGTATTTATAATACATCTCTAGGTGTAGCCTCTTTACAATCAAATACAGCAGGTAGTCGTAACACTGCTATTGGTTATCAAGCTTTATTATTGAATACAGCTTCTAACAATACAGCAGTGGGATATCGTTCCTTGAGGAATAATACTACAGGCTATTGTAATACGGCTGTAGGTAGATTTGCTTTATTTGCTAATACAACAGGCTTTAGAAACAATGCTTTTGGATCAAGAGCACTCTATTCCAATACTACAGGTGTTAGAAATGTGGCAATGGGTGATAGAGCTCTGGCAGCAAATACAATAGGTTTAAGTAATAGCTCCTTTGGAACTTATGCTCTCTATACTAACACAACAGGATCTCTTAACGTAGCTGTAGGAAGCCAAGCATTATTTTATAATCTAGTTGGCTCAGCTAACACTGCTGTTGGAGCTGATGCGCTATTGTGTAACAAAGCATCAGGTAACACAGCCGTTGGTTTTTGTGCCTTAAGAACTAATACTACTGGTGCTCAGAATGTAGCTGTGGGGTACGGAGCATTGAGATTAAATACCACAGGTCAGTATAACACTGCTTTAGGATATCACGCTTTACGTAATAGCACAGGATCACAGAACAATGTTGGTTTAGGAATGCATGCAGGATGTGCTATTACTACAGGTAGTAATAATATTGCAATTGGTAGGGACGCTTTATCTACTGGCCAAACCATGAACAACAACGTTGCTGTAGGTAGAGATGCGCTACTTTTAAATACAGCAGACCACAATACCGCAGTAGGATTCTGCGCACTTAGAAGTAATACGACAGGTAATAGAAATACCGCTGTTGGTAGATATACTTTAAGATCTAATACAACTGGTAAATACAACGTAGGTGTAGGTGTTAATGCACTAGAATCAAATGCAGTGGGAGATAATAATACTGCTGTTGGTATGTTTGCACTTACAGCTAACACAGCATCAAACAACACAGCGGTTGGTTTCTGTTCTCTTAGGAGTAATACTACAGGAGGTAATAATACAGCTGTTGGTAGATACTCACTAAGAACAAACACTGTAGGCTACAATAATACTGCTCTAGGTGTTAATTCACTACAATGTAATGTATCAGGTAGATGGAATACAGCAGTTGGTTTTGTATCATTAAATTTAAACACTACAGGTATAGACAATACAGCATTAGGTGGAAACTCACTATATGCTAATACAACAGGAAACAGTAATACAGCGCTAGGTACCAACGCTTTGTGTGCTAATACAACAGGTGGATTCAATGTTGCTGTTGGACAGTCTGCATTAAGAGTAAATACTGCATCTAATAATACGGCTGTAGGTAGTTGTGCCTTAAGATATAATACCACTGGTACACAAAACGTAGCTCTTGGATTTGAAGCTCTACTATTAAATGTAGGTGCTAATAACAATACAGCTGTAGGAGCAGTGGCTATGAGAAGAAATACCAGCGGTGCTTACAATACAGCTATGGGTAGGGCTGCTCTTTATGCTAACACAATAGGAACTAGTAACGTTGCCATTGGATATAGATCATTATTTTCTAATACCACTGGAGATCATAATGTTGGTGTTGGAACTAACTCATTAAGATATAATACTACAGGAGGTTGTAACGTAGCATTAGGTAGTACAGCATTGAGAAATAATACAACTGGTATTCGTAATACGGCTGTAGGTTGTGGTGCTATGTATGGAAACACAGGAGGACAAGCAAATGTAGCTGTTGGATTTAATGCTAATCAAGCTAACAACACAGGTGGAAGTAACACAGCTATTGGATTTAATTCACTGGCTAATAATAAAGCAGGTAGCAATACAGCTGTAGGTGCTAGTTCACTTTATAATAACACTACTGGATTTAATAACACAGCTGTAGGACTTAATGCTTTAGTATCAAACACAACGGGATATAATAACGCTGCACTTGGTGTACAATCACTTCAGTGCAATACAACAGGAAGACGTAATGTTGCGGTGGGTCCAAATGCACTATTCTGTAATACAACAGGACAAAATAACACAGGTTTAGGTTATAGATCTGGACAAAATAACCAAACTGGTACAGGAAACGTATCTGTTGGATATTATTCATTAACAGCCAATACAGCTTCAAATAATACAGCATTAGGTGCAAGTGCGTTAAGAGCCAACACCACTGGTGCTAATAACACAGCTTTAGGTTATGTTGCGTTAAGGAATAATACTACAGGAGCATCTAACGTAGCAATTGGATTTAGAGCACTTTGTGGCAATACAACAGGTGTAGCTAATATATCCATAGGTGTTCAATCCATGCTATATAATGCAGGTGGCACTGCAAACATAGCTGTAGGATCACAAGCATTGTATAAGAACAATGGTTCTAATAACACTGCGGTTGGTCATGAAGCAATGAAATGTAACACAACAGGTAATAGTAATACTGCTGTTGGATCTAACGCACTGTTTAAGAATACCACTGGTGTTTACAACACAGCGCTTGGAGGTAATGCTTTACAATGTAACACAACTGGTTGTAGGAACGTTGCTCTAGGTTTAAATACAATGAGATTTAACCTAACAGGATACCAAAATATAGGAATAGGTGTAAATGCTCTGTTGAACAGCTCATCAAACTCTTGTGACATTGGTATAGGTGATGGTGCTTTGTGTTCTAATACATATGGTGGTGGAAACGTAGGTGTTGGTATGTTGGCACTGAGCAGCCACAACTGGTACATCAAATCTCACAACGTTGCTATTGGTACCAGGGCATTGAAAGCAAACACCATTGGTAGCAATAATACAGCTGTAGGAGGATATGCTCTATATAAGAACACTAATGCAGGTGAGAATGCTGCGTTTGGTTACTTGTCTATGGCGTGCAACACCACAGGTAGTAGCAATGCAGGATTGGGAACCCAAACACTAAAATCCAATACTACAGGTGTTTGTAATACAGCTGTAGGTACAAGAAGCTTATATCAAAACACCATAGGTACTTGCAATACAGCTGTAGGAACATGGGCCCTCTTTAACAACACTACAGGAAGATGTCACGTGGCTGTTGGATTTATAGCCAACTGTGCTATAAATGCGAACATCACTAACACTATTGCTGTAGGTACATGTTCTGCTACATCTGCTACAACAGGTCACACTGTTTGGGGTAATAGTGGTAACAACGTTTGTAACTGCGTATATGCAGCTTGGTCAAACGTATCTGACTGTCGTGATAAGACCAATGTTGAAACTCTTCCTGAGGAGCTTGGACTTAAATTCATCAAGAAACTTAGACCAGTTAAATACAACTGGGATCATAGAGACAACTATGTTAGAGAGTGTAACTATGAATATGGTGTGAAGGATGGATCTTTGGCTAGTGAGAAAGAACACTACGGTATTATAGCTCAAGAACTTAAGGGTGTTCTGGATGAACTTAATGTGAGATATGATGCTCTAGGACATGATGGTGAGAAAGATGCCTACAGAATGACATATGAGGAACTGATTGCTCCGTTGATTAAGGCCATCCAAGAGATAGATGCTAGACTGGAAGTTGTGGAAGATAAAGTTTTGGCTAAATAAAAAACAATAGGTATATTTGCCTATGCGTAAAGTTCTCATAGGTACACCCTCATATGATGGGAGAATAGATGTCTGGTATGCTAATAGCTTACTGGGCACTGTTAAAATGGCTTATGAGAAGGATATATATGTCCATGCTATTTACACAAGCTATGATAGCCTCATACAAAGGGCTAGAAATAGCCTGTTTAAACTAGCTCTTACAGGTGGATATGATGATTTGTTCTTTATAGACTCAGATGCTGAATGGGAACCAGAATGGTTCTTCAGGCTTTTGGAAAGACCAGAACCTATTGTAGGAGGGGCATTGGTTAAGAAGAGTGATGATAACGAGGGGTACACAGTGAAACTGATGGATAAAAACCTGAAGTGGTCCAAGGATAAGAAGATAATAGAGGTGGATGGTGTAGGTACAGGCTTCCTAAAGGTGAACAGGTTTGCTCTGGAGAAACTATGGGAGATGTCTGATAAGTATACATCTGAGGGTGAGGAGCACAGAATGATATGTGATATAAAGGTGGAGAACGGTGACCTAATATCTGAAGACTACATCCTCTGTAACAAGTGGAAATCATTAGGATATAAGGTGTGGCTAGATCCAACTATAACACTCAACCACATAGGAACTAGGAAATACAAGGGTGATTTCCAATCCTTTATAAAGAAACACGGGTATGTTTGATAAACCAATGGGAGGTACAGAGCTTATGTATAATGAGCTCATGAAGAGATTACCAGAAGAATATAAGGACAAGTGGTCCATATTTAACTACATAGGAGATGCTGATTTTAAAAAGCCAACCATCTATTGGAACCAGCTAAGCTATGATCAACAGGCTGTACAATGGCTAAGAGATCCTAAGAACATTGAAGCTATTGATCAGTTTGTATTTATAAGTCACTGGCAATCAGAATGTTATAGAAAACTATTCAATATTCCTGGATACAAAACTTCTGTTATAAAGAATGCTTGTATTGGTGTAGAACCACGTAAACCAGGAGAAAGAGAAATAGTGAGGCTTTGTTATACATCCACACCCTTCAGAGGACTTGATGTTCTTCTAAAGGCATGGGACATACTTAAGCCTAAGGGATGTGAGCTACATGTTTTCTCTAGCTGTAAAATATATGGAGAAGACTATGCTTCCACAGAAGATCCTAAATATACAGACTTGTACAACGCCTGTCTAAACACAGAGGGTATTGTGTACAGAGGATCTATTCCTAATGAGGAGCTGAGGAAAGAACTTCCCAGCTTTGACATCCTAGCCTATCCCTGTACATTTGAGGAAACCTCTTGTATAGCTGTGATAGAAGCTCTGTCAGCTGGACTAAAGGTAGTGACAAGTAATATAGGCGCTCTACCTGAAACTACAGAAGGATGGGCTACCATATATCCCTACCTAATGGATAAGGATAGACATGCTGAAGCATTTGCCTCCATCCTCAAGAAGGAAATAGATGCTGTCAAAACTGGCATGCATCTAGAGGAACAAGTGAACATATATGCTCCTAGATGGAGCTGGGACAACAGAATAAACCAATGGACAAACTATTTAGACACATTAACCCCAAGAGAGCCCTAGACATAGGAGCACATGTGGGCAACTTCACAAAGGAACTCTATTACAGATTTCCTGAGTGTAGAGTGGTTATGATAGAGGCTAACAAGAACTGTGAGCCCCATCTAAGACTATTGGGAAAGCCCTATGAGATTGTAGCTCTGTCTGATAAAAATGGAACAGCTGAGCTCTATATGGAGGATGGCAATCCCATAGGTACAGGTAGTTCCTTGTATAGGGAGAACACGCAGTGGTATACACAGGGTAAAACCCAGACAGTGGTGACAAAGCGTCTAGATGATTGTAACTATTTCAATGGAGAACACCCTGATTTCATCAAGATGGATGTGCAGGGTTCTGAATTAGACATAATAAAAGGTGGTGAGAATACAATAAAAAATGCTACCTTTGTGTTAATGGAAACCTCTCTGTTAGAATATAACCAGGGAGCTCCTTTGATAGATGCATTAGTGGAGAAAATGGTGGACCTCCAGTTCTGCATGATTGACATTGTTGAATACCACCGCTTAGAAAACGGACTTATTTTTCAACTAGATATATTATTTAAAAACTTAAAACAATAAGAAGCCATGAAAATGCTTTTTGCAAAGATTAATCCCGTTGCTGAAATTCCTGAAATGGAATCTCCTTTCCAGTATGATGTTAAACAAGCTGACTATCTTACAGCTGTAGCATCTCCTTATCGCTTGGGTGCTGAAGAAGTGAACTTTAGCCTCATCTATGGCACTGCTACATTTGATGCTGAAGGAAACATGGAAACATTTACACGCTTATTGGGTGGATCGCTTACATTAGGTGCTCCTTACATTCAGCAGTGGGGATTGGATGATTCTGTAATTCTTGGAACTATTTGTGAGCAAGTGGGAACAGAAGCTGTTGAATTCATTGAGGGTGACCCAAAGAACTTCAACCCATTCTAATTGAACATTAAAACCAACAAACATAATGGTCAAAAAGATATTCTACAACAGCTCTCTACCTAGAGCTGGAAGTACACTTATTCAGAATATTCTAGCACAGAATCCAGAGATACATTCCACTCCCACCTCTGGCATCTTTGAGATGTACATGCAAGCTCGTACCTATTTCTCTAATGGGTTAGAGTTTAAGGCACAAGATCAAAATCTCATGGAAGCAGGGTTTAAGGGAATGCTTAAAGATGGACTCTATGGATTCTATAATGCTGTAACAGACCGTCCATATGTGATGGAAAAGTCTAGGGGTTGGGCAATGGAGCGTGATTTTATTCATGCCTTTGATCCCAACCCCAAGATTATTTGTATGATAAGGGACATTCGTGCTATCTATTCTTCTCTAGAAAAGAAGTATAGAAACAATCCTTTAGTGGACACAAACATTGCTAACTGGGGTAATCTAACAGGCACCACCACAGATAAGCGTATGGTGGTGTGGTCCAACAACCCTCCTATAGGTCCATCTCTGGACCGTTTGTATCAGACACTTGTAGCTGGTACACATCAACACATCCTATTTATTAAATTTGAAGAGCTATGCCTAGATCCTGATACACAACTAAGACGTGTGTATGAGTATTTAGAGCTTCCCTATTTTCAGCATGATTTCAAAAACATACCACAGTATTCTATAGAGGATGACAAATGGTATGGTATATTTGGTGACCACATCATCCGTGGAGAGTTAAAGCCTGTAAAAGATGACTTCCGTGAGGTGCTCGGTCCTAATGCATGCAAGATAATAGAGGAAGGCTACCCATGGTTCTTCAATGATTTTGGATATAAAATATAAACCAATGAACGTAGGATATAAGACAGAAGAGGAATTGCAAAAGGATGAGAAGCTGACAGTGTTAGAAGATCGTTCTTCAGACAGCAATAAGTATGTTGTATGGCATATAGAAGGTGGGCTGGGAAAGAACATAGCAGCTACATCCATTATAAAGGATGTGAAGGAAAGATATTCAGATAGGAAACTCATCATGGTGGTGTCCTATCCTGAGATATTCCTAAACAACCCTAACATACACAGGGTGTACAGGGTGGGCATGACCTCCTATTTCTATGATGACTACATCAAGGATAAGGACACTATTATATTCCGTCATGAACCTTATTTCCAGAGTGATCACATCCTAAAGAAGAAACATCTGATACACAACTGGTGTGATTTGATGGATGTAGAATACAAAGATCAACTTCCTCAGTTTCATCCTAACGCTGTGCAGAAAATGTTACAATACAACTGGCAGAGAGAAAAACCTGTCATGGTGATACAGACAAATGGAGGAGGTATGGGTAATGAGTTCTCTTATGCTTGGTCAAGAGATATGCCTTATGAAATAGCTGTTGCTGTTGCTGATAGATATAGAAACACCCATCATATTATACAGGTGACAAGACCTAACACCAATCTTATTCCTAATGTGGAATATGTCACCCAACAGCTTAGCAACTTTGAAATGTTGTCTATTCTAGCTGTTTCTCAGAAGCGTGTGTTAATAGATTCCTTCTTACAGCATGCTGCTGCAGGTATGGGACTTCCTTCTACGGTGCTATGGATAGGCACATCTCCTATCAACTTTGGATACAAGATGCACAACAACATTGTTGCTAAAGATCCTCCAGGCAGCACTAAGCTTATAGACAGCTACATCTTTGACTATTCACTTGAAGGGTCAATTCATGAGTGTCCATATAACAGCGTAGAAGAAATGTTTGACATTAACACCATCTTTAAGAGTATATGATTATAGTTCTTTTTGGACAGCCACACAGTGGCAAGTCCACAATAGCTAATGAAATCCTAGCACACACTACATCCTTTGTAAACATAGATGGGGATAAGCTCAGAGAGCTGTTTGTTAATAAAGACTACTCTAGAGAGGGTAGAATAAAGAACCTGAACAGGGCTAGTGATATTGCTCACTTCCTAAACTCTACAGGGACAAACGTCATCCTCTCTCTTGTCTATCCTTATAAGGAAGCCAGAGACTATCTCAATAACCTTACAAAGGATGTCATATGGGTGTATTTAACATACACAGGAGAAAGAGGAAGAGAGGGTTTTCATGTACAAGATTTTGACTATCCTGTAGAAGAAGATGTTTTGAATATTAACACATCTTCTGTATCTTTGGAATATTGTATGCAAATTATAAACAACTACATAGATGCAAAACGTTCTAGCAAAAGCAGCAAGTAAGTCAGGACAATGGGCCATGTTTATTGGAAGATGGCAACCTTGGCATGCTGGTCACAGATGGTTAATTGATCAAGCCCTTAACGAGGGTAAGAAGGTGTTGCTCTGTATAAGAGAAGTGGAACCAGATGAAAAGAATCCCTGGACACCACATCAGGTTATGATGACACTTGCTAATGAATTGAATGGCCTTATACAAGAGGGCAAGTTGAGGATAATGACCATCCCTGATATTGAATCTATTAACATTGGTAGAGGTGTGGGTTATGATGTTATAGAACATGTTCCTCCTGCAGAAATACATGATATATCTGCTACAAAGATTAGAGAGAATATGAAAAGGGAGGGTAGATTATGATAGTAGAAAGAAAACGACACATAGCTAAGACTATAAGCTACCGTCTTATTAGCACACTGATTGGTGTACTCACTATGTTTATTGTAACAGGATCTATGAAAGCAGGCGCTGCATTTGGTGTAGCTGAGCTGTTATGGAAACCCATACAATACTACATCCACGAACGTATATGGTATAAGTGGATTAGATATGGCCTAAAAGGGCAAAAACAACCTGACTAGCATCTATCTTCTGGTGGCATTCAAACTGCCTATCTGTTCCCTTGTGTTCAGGACACCAGTTCCAATCTCCTGGGTCAAACCTATATTCAGCCTTGTTCCAGCATCCGTGGCATACATTCTTGTTGTCAATCCTGATGCATTCAAACTCATGATCTGCTTCTGTGAAGTTGCTTATCATCATCACCTTCTTGTTAAGAGCCCAGGCTAACCAGCTAAGTCCGCTGGACAGTCCTATGAATATCTTACTGTGATGGATGACATTCATAGTGTTCTCTATGGATGTATCCTCTATCTGTTCGCAGTGATCAAAAGGATTCTTCTCCTTAGATACATTTATCACCTTGTATCCTTTCTCATGCAGGAAGTCAATCACTAATTGCCAGCCTTCTTTGGTCCAGAACTTACAGCCTGATGTAGAGTTGGTGGCTATTGTAACATATTTACCATATAAATTGTTACCAATTTGGTAACTGATTCTTGGTTTAATCTCTTGGTAATCAAGACCTAATATGTTACTTGCTGCTTTCTGGAGGGGGATGGTGTTACAAAGCTCAGGCTCCTTGTCTGGATTGTAAAACCAACCTATGCTATACATACCAAGGATGCCCTCAGCCTTCTGACCAGGTTCAATAAACTCAAGCTCTGGATAGACATCTTTGAAGAGGAAGTTCTTGAACGTGCTCACTATCACATGGCAGTTGTGCTTCTTCTTAAACTCTAATACATATGGCATCCAGGCTATAGTATCTCCTAATGACTTGCTGTCAAACGCTATGTACACACGCTTACCTGTATAGTCTAGGGTGTATTCGTAATAAGGCTCTTCATCTTTCCATATCTTAATGGTCCACTTAGTATACCACCTCCTATTGAGCTTAACCCAGTTCTGGACACCTATTGTGTTTCTGTAATGACACACACCCTCCTCATCGAGATATTCCACTCTAAACTTGCTCTTGGACCTTCCCTTGATTTCAAGGAACGGTTCTAATATAAAATTGTGATCAATTGTCACATGTTCATCAGATTGTACAACATCTTGTACAACTTTCTGATAGATGGCAAGATGTGTAAGAGCAAACTCAAGCTCCTGATTCTCAGGGATATCGTATTTCTTTGGATTGCTCAGCTGCTCATACACTTGTTCCTTCAGCTTAGCTGGGTCCAAATCGGTAATATATTTCGTAAACATGTCTCCATATTGAGGAAGATTCCTGGCAATGATGGGTAGACCATGGCCTATTGCTTCTCTAATCACCAGAGGATTACACTCAAATGTGCTGTTGAACAGGAACAAATCAGCTCCTGCCATGAAATCAGCTACATCATTACGCTCTCCCAATACATGTACATTAGGAGGAAGATCTTTCATCAGGGGCTCCCAGTAGTGCTGGAAGTTACCAGCTTGGTTACCTACAAAGTGAAACTGTACATCTGGCATCTGTCTAGCTAGCTCTACAGCTTCTCCTTGGTTCTTGCCAGGAGTCCACAGTCCTACATTCAGAACATGTTTCCCTTGTCCAAAATGTACAGGTGTAGCCTCCTTCTTCTCAATAGGATGTTCCACTACATACTTAGGAGAAGGCATGTTTGCAAATGTCTTCAGATGATGTGGTGTGCAGAACATGTAGCTATCTGGATGAAAGCGCTTCTCAATGTCTGGCTTGAATATAATGTTGTGACATGTCTCAATCATCCTCCAGGTTCTGTTTGGAGCATACAAAGCTTCTCTCAGGGATTCTGGCCAGTTGTTCCAGCCATCTTCTACCATCTCTTCCACATGTACAACATCAATCCTATTATTCCTGATGATGTCTATCAGCTCCATCTTGTTCTCTCCCAGTGTCCAGAAGTGACTCACCAGCTTTTTTATCTGGTCTTTCTGTACAACAAAGTGATCGCTGTGATTGGAGTATTCCACAACATAGATGTCTACATTGGTGTGCGCTTGCAAAGCCTGAATTCTTCTCAAGAGGAAGGCAGGCATTCCGCCTGTGGATAGATGTGGTGCCACAAACAACACTCGTAAATGTTCCTTCTGACGCTCAACCATCTTACGCATTACATCCTTGTTCTTTTCCCCGTGGTAGAATAATAAATCATCTACTGAAGCTGGTGTAGCTAGAAAATGACCTATATGTTTCTTGTACCCAGCAAACTCCACATTGTTCACCCTGTCCAAAGATCCATTCATGTATATGTAAGGAAGTCCTTTTAGGTAGCTATGCTTCCACAGAAGCACATTTGCTATTGTTTCCTCGTGGTATGGAGCATAATATTGTGGATTCTGCAGAATCTTTGGATGGTTGCACATCCAAATCCACTCATCTAGAAAGTCTATGCACCACTGTCCAGCTACAAAGTATCCTGTCTGTCTGTATTTATCTCGTACATATTGGTTTACACCAAACAACTCACAGGCTGGATGTTCAAGCGTGGTGGATAGGTCATCTCTACTCTCAGCCCCACCTCTGCCATTGTTAATCATCCACTCGTATATCCCTTCTGTGAAATATGGATAGGGGGATTTAGCTGGGAATAGGTCAAACATCCTGTCTACATATCTGGTGGCCACACTGTCAGCATCTACATATACCACTGTCTTAGCAAGACTGAGCGCATCTTTAACAATAGCTGGACGCTGTATTAAGATTTTATATATGTCACTGCTAGCCCTGTCAATATACTCACCCTGAGCAGGGTTCTCAACATCACATTCCCAGTTGATAGTGATGGCTCCTGGTACATCTGCATTTGAGTTAAGAAGGTAGACAAATATGGCAACATTGCTATGTACTCTAATAGAAGCTACACATCCCTCGATGGTATCACGGTAGCTCTCAGTTCCATATATGACATAAGCCCTATTCAACCTGGGGTCCTCGTTAACGTAATACCCATACCAATCATTGGTGTACAGAGGAACAAGTCCTGGGTAGCGCTCTTTCATTACATCTGGAGTGAGATCTGGCTGAAGATGGGTTTCGTAGGTGTTCCCATATTCCTCCCCATCCTGTTCCATAGTGTAGGGGATGGCCACAAGAAAGTGCTTACCGTGGAAATGCATAGCATTTATAAGACGCTTAGCATCTTCTTTTCCTAGGTGTTCTAGGACATCTCCCAGTATAATGAAGTCATAATCTGTCCAGTTAAACTCAACGATGTTCTCAATGTAAACATTGTCATATTTATTTCTCAGGCTAAATTGGTCTACATAGGGAGCCCACACCTCTACAGCATCCATCCTATATCCTAAATTCCTTAGCAAATCTGAATAAGTGCCCTGCCCAGGACCTACATCTAGGATACGTGTACTAAGGGGAACATTGTCTATAAACCACTGTTTTATCTCAGACTTGAAATAGGAATAGCTGTTGGGCATAACTGCTTGGTTTTCTGGAACAAAGTTAAAAAAATATTTGGTAGTTTCAAATTTATTTCATAGATTCGCACCAGACAACTACTCTGTCAAGTTATTGCTATATTATGCCTCGTTCTGGGGTAAAAATTTACATCTAGCCAAAACTACATAGCGCTTCTGGTCTCTGTTCGGAGGAGACTGGTGGCGCTATATTTTTAACCCTAATTCCCATGTAATCATCCCATGGAAAACGTATTTGAAGAATCTGTAAAACAAGAGCTTAAAAGCATGGACCAACGTCTGTATGATCTGGAGGAGAAGATTAACTCCATAGATACAAAATTAACACAGGTGGTAGCGGCTATTATGGGAAACCCTCTTACTAAGCAGGGTGGATTCATTAATGATATCGAATACCTAGAAAAGAAGATAGAGAACCTTGAAAAGAAGGTGGAGTCTCACGAAGAGTTTAAGAAGAAGGTGTATTGGGGAGCAGCTATATTAGGCTTCCTGGTTATAGTGGGTGAGTATGCTCTTAAGCTTTATGCTTCACTTAAATAGTTAATATGCAGTTTATTAAGAATAACTTTTTCAACCTACTTGTACTAGCTCTGTTGGGAATCATCTTCCTTCAGAAGTGTAATCAGCCTGTAGACCCAGGGGTTCCTACAGTGATTAGAGATACAACTTGGGTTGTCAAGGATTCCTTGATAGTTAGCAAACCACAGCTTATCAAGTCTATTTCTGTAGAGTCACACGACACCATCATAAACAACTACATCCCAGACACTAACTACGCCCGCCTGGCTGATCAGTATCAAAAGGTAGTGGCTGAACTGCTAGCCAAGAACATCCATCAGGATAGTATCAGGATTGACAGTACAGGATATGTAAGTATAACAGACACAGTACAGAAAAACGTTATTGTTGGTAGATCCACCTATGTGAATCTCAAACACCCAATAATCAAGGAAACCATCACTCTACCTGCAAAAAAGGTTACCCAGCTCTATGTAGGGGGGGTCATCCAAGCAGCTCCTGCAATTAACCAAGCAGGGGTGGGTGCTCTTCTGAAAACCAGGAATGATTTTCTGTTTGGAGGGTCACTAAGTGTAAACACTTATGGCAACCTGCAATACGGTGTGGGGGCTTATTGGAAGTTAAAACTTAAAAAATAATAGAACATGCAGATTTCAAAACACCTATCTCTAGCTGAGGTGAGCAGAAGTGAAACCGCTAAGCGTAAGGGTATCAACAACACTCCCTCTGGAGAACATCTGGAGAACTTCAAGAAGTTGGCTGAGAACATATTTGAGCCTATTCGTGAGCACTTTGCTGTGCCTATCCACATTAGTTCTGGCTACAGAAGTAAGGAGCTTAATGCTTCTATTGGTGGGGCTTCTAGCTCTCAACACTGCTCTGGTGAGGCAATTGATATCGATATGGATGGTTCATCATCTGGCGTATCTAACGCAGATGTGTTTAAATACATTAAGGACAATCTGAACTTTGACCAGCTCATCTGGGAATTTGGTTCAGATAGCAACCCTGACTGGGTGCATGTATCTTATGAGGCCACTGGTAAGCAGCGCAAGCAGATCTTGAAGGCTGTTAAGTCTGGTGGTAAGACGTCTTACGTACCCTTTAAATAATTGAAAATGAAGAAGTTCTTAAAAGATTTATTCAATGATGACAACTCTATCAATGAGAAAGCTGTCGTTGGATTCATAGCCTTCCTCATGATGGTAATCACTCTGGCTACAGATATTGTCACTGGTGTATTGGGTAGAGAAATGCCCATCCAGGAGTTCATATTTGATGGCTTCATGGTGATCGTAATAGGATCATTTGGAATAGCTTCCGTAGATAAATGGATTAACAAAACAAAAGGAAATAAAGATGAGCAAGAAGGAACTGAAGGTTAGTGCCCTCCCAATTAGCTTTGCAGAATTTGCAAAGGAGCCTGTAAAAGGGCTTATGTTTATCTGCTTGGTGGCTGTGGGCTACCTCTATGTAGATGGCAAAATCAATTACAACAATCAGATTGAAACTCAAGGAAAGAAGATTGAGGTGTTGGAGACAAAGGTGGATTTGCTAACCAATCAGCTTAGAAAGTCTGACAGTGCGCTTAGCTCTGCTATGTCTAAAATAGCAACCCTCCAAGAACTAGGTAAAATCAAATAGGATATGAGAAAGCTTCTCCTTTTTTTATTGTTAACTGGTTGTGCATCAGCACCCACCCCTAAAATTGAGAGCCATGAAAGCGATTCAATTCTTGTTAAAAGCGAAAGCACATTTGTCACAAGCACTACAGTTTTTAAACAAGTTGATAAGTCCATCAACAAAAAAGTGAATAAGGTTGTGAAGGAAATGGTCCAATTGAAGATTGAGAACAAACAATTGACTAAGGCAGCTTCTGTAAAGACAATCATCAGAGATACGATATACATCACTGAGAAGAAAAACTTCTGGGGTAAGACAAAGAAAACAACAGACTCTTCCCAAGGAGTGATAGTAGATACTCTTGAAAATCAATAAGTTATGGCAAAATCAAAATCATCAGGCGAATCCCGTAAGATAAGCTTTGGGAAGCGCAAGGGTGGGAAAGCTAAGAAGACTAGCGGACCCAAGGACAAGAAGGTCTCTAAATACAGAGGTCAAGGCAGATAACGAAAACCCCCTATATGGAAGGTGACCATGCTAAGAAAACAAAGAAACAGGCTAATAGCCCTAAGAGATGCATCCCTAATGCTAGCGATGTTTTTCCTACCATTTGGGTACGATTTCCTTTTCAAGTTGATAATGGAGGTAACTGGATCATTCTGGGCAGCAGATCTTATCTTCTATGGAATCTCAGGATCGTTCTTTGTCTCCTATATTTTGCTGTCCAAATATTTAAACAAAGTTAGTTAGAGCTGTTTTAACGAACTTGGTTATTGTAATTTATTGAAGCTCATTGTTTTTAGTTATAAACACCTTACATTTGTTACCTTATGCCAATACCCTCAAGACAGATAGGCTGGAGCACGCAGGATAACCTGTTGTGGCAGATTGCTAAACAAATAGAGCAAGCTGAATGTCAGCTCTGTACGCTTAACGATAACATCCAAACTATCACTGGTACATCTGGTACCAGCGGGTCTAGTGGTATTTCTGGTGCTCCTGGTTCATCAGGAACTTCTGGTACTAGTGGTGTAAGCTTATATTACGGATCTTTTATATTTGATCATGCCACTACACTAACCTCAGCCATGAACTCTAACACCACCAACCCAATTCAGGTGGTGAGTACAACAGGATTCAGTGCTCCTGGGTATTTAAGAATTAATACAGAGATTATAGCCTATACAGGCATATCTGGAAACACATTTACAGGCATCACAAGGGGTGTGGCTAGTTCTGGTGGATCTAACCACAGTATTGGTGATGGGGTGGCTCAAGCTCAATATACATCTGCTGGTGTACCTAAACAGGTGTTGTTAGATGAAACTGATCTATCAAACGGAGCAGTGTTGAATGTCCTTACAGGAGATGTTACAATTGCTAATTCTGGAGTTTACAACTTACAGTTTAGTGCTCAGCTTGAAAACTTCAGTAACGATGTTGAAGATGCCATCATCTGGTTTACAGTGAATGGGAACGATGTTCCTAAGTCAGCTAGTTACATAACAACTCCCACTATCCATGGAGGTACACCTGGTGCCACCCTCATGACAGTGAACATTTTTTATACAATCACTGGTGGTGATGTAGTGGGTTTGAAATGGACTAGTAAGAACGGCAAGACAGCCATAACAAGCATACCTCCTGTAGGAAGCACCATACCGCAGTCCCCAGGAGTTATTTTTACAGTAAATAAAATAGGAATATAAAATGCCAATACCATCAAGAGGAATAGGTTGGGGTACAACAGAGAATTTGTTGTGGCAAATAGCCAAGCAGCTGGAGGGTATTTCCTGCCAGCTTTGTGATTTGAATAACAACTTCACCACCACAACCACCACGACCACCGTATCCCCAGGATAACATAAGTTATAAACCAACAAAACTACATATGAAGGATTTAAAGTATGTCTGTGTTCAACCAGATGATACCTACTACACATGGCAGGTACACCTTTGGTTGGAGAGCCTTAGAAAGAGAAATGAATCTGACAAGGCTATTGTTCTGATATTCATCCCCAAAACTAGGGAACAGAACCCTAAGTGGCAGCAAGTGATTGACCTCTATCCTGAGGCAGAGTTTCACTTCTACAAGGATGAACATGACGTAAGTCAATTATTAGGAATCTACATCCCTGTTCTGAGACCTTACACCCTCTGGAGACATTGGAAAGAACATCCAGAACTAAGTGATAAAGCTATATTCTACTGTGATTCAGACGTCATCTTTACAGAGAAGTTTGATGTTCAACAGTTTATAGACGATGATATATGCTACCTATCTGAAACAACTAGCTACATAAGCGCTGCGTATTTTGATAGTAAGGTGAGAGATGTCAAGCCTGAGAAACTAGAAGAATACAAGACAAGAGATGTTCTTGCTGAAATAGGCAGTGTAGTTGGTATCAGCAGGGAGGAAGCAGAAGCTAAGAACAATGATTCTGGTGGAGCTCAATATCTCCTCAAGAACATAGATGCTAAGTTCTGGAGCAAGGTGATGAACGATTGCATCCTAATTAGGAGCTATCTGCAGAGAATAAACAAAGAGTTCTTTGAGAACGAAAACAAAGGATTCCAAAGCTGGTGCGCTGATATGTGGGCTGTGCTGTGGAATCTGTGGGTGAGAGAAAAAGAGGTGAAGGTGATTCCTGAAATGGGATTCAGCTGGGCACCAGACCCCATCACTAAACTAGAAACACACCCCATCCTTCATAATGCAGGAATTGTAGCTACACAAATGGATGGTTACAACTGTTTTTACAAGGGTAAATACCACCTAGGTGTTGATCCTTCAAAAGATGCGCATCTAGATGCAGTTCTCAATGATGAGAAAGCAAAACCAAGGTGCACATGGTATTACACAAACGAGTTGAAAAACTTATTTAATAAATATAACCTTAACTATTAACCCTAATTATTATGGGAAGCATTGACACAAGACCTTTAAAAGCTTATGTCCGTTTCGATGGAAGCGGAAGAATAGTTGCAGGTAGTCTTATACTGAGAAGAAAGAAGCCCAAGGTTGGTAAGTGGGTAGAAATTCCAGCGTATGAGTGCTGCAATCTTACAACCACGACCACTACAACAGTGGCTCCTACAACAACTACTACCACTACACTCATCTAAACCCTTAACACATGTTTAATAACAATCAAAGAAAGGGACTGAAGGCTTGGGTTAGATATGACGGTAATAAAAATGCTGTAGCTGGAAGTCTTATATTCCAAAAAGATAAACCCAAGGTGGGCAATTGGAAGGAATACATGGATGTGAATCTGTGTTGCCCTGCCACACCAAGTGGTGGATATGAATGCTGTATTGCCATACAGGGTGTTGCAGAAAGTGAAACTGGATTGTATGGTTTTACAATTGAAACTAGAAACAGTGGACCCAATTTAACAGGAACTATCCATTGGACATCTACACAAAGTGAGAGCTTCTCCCTTGTTTCTAACGGGGATGATTATGATTTTGAATACAACTTTGGAGATTCAATCCCTCACACTATCTACTTATGTATAGACAATCCTAGTCAAATCTTAGACTTTGAGATTGGGTTTGGTCCTGGTGTGGCTCAGTCAATCTCCAATCTTCAGCAATTAGAAGGTTTTGGCGAGTGGGATGGTGATGATATGGCATTCACATCTCTAGATTTTACAGGACTCACTTCATTTAATGAATTATATAACATAGATACGGGACTTCAGCATATAAATATTACAGGTTGTGTAAACTTGGATGCTGTTGAATTAACTGGAAATGCTTTAACACAAGCTTCTGTAGATCATGTTCTTATTACACTTGATAATAATGGTTTAACAGGTGGATATCTTGATCTTAGTGGAGGCACTAATTCTGCACCATCTGTTGCAGGATCAGCAGCTGAGGCAAGTCTCTTATTAAAAGCTTGGAGCGTAAGTGTTAATCCCTAAAATTTAAACATCATGCCAATAAAAAAAGTAACCCCAGAAGAAAAAGCCATCAGAGAAGCTCAAAATAAGAAGGTGTCTGACTATATAAAAGAAGGTAAAACTGTTGAAGAGGCTAGGGAGCTTGTAAAAGCTGCTAAACAAAAAATTATAAAAAATGGCAAATAGAAACGCATTACAGGCATACGTTCGTTTTGATGGAACAGGACGTGTGATACCAGGAAGCTTGATTCTCAACAGATTCAAGCCACAGGTGGGAAACTGGAAACAAATTGGTTCCTATGAATGTTGTGATCCATTCTGTCTTCCTCCAGTGTATGGAGAAGACTACATCATTATAGACGCTGTTGAGGTGGAAGGTGGAATCACTTTCCAAATTGCAACTAATCCTTTTATTAGTGGTCTTGTATTGGAAGTTTGTATGGTTGATTGTGATTCAACTCCTCCAGATAGAATTCTTCCTTTGCAGATTGAACTAATCCAGGGTAATGAATACAACTACTTTGTTCCTAATGCCATTCTTGACCAGTCATGCGCTCTTGGATTCAGAAGAATCTGTGAAGCTACACAGTCTGGATGGTCTCTTTCAGGTGGATAATATTAAAAACTTAATACAATGGCAGAACAAGTAAAAACATTGCAGGATTTCTTGAAAGAATATCCTAATGATAAGGCAGAAGCTGTTAAGCAATATTTAATTTACGTAGGCCGCTTTGGCGGAGAATTTAAAACTAACTAATGGCAAAGTCACTATTTCCTGAGAAAATGCTAAGCTCGTCTGGTGGAGAACTTTCTCCAGATGTTGTAGCTACAAAGCTGACACACTTTGAACTTCAGCTACACAATCTACATTGGGCTACAAGAAGCTATGCAGAACACCAAGCTCTTGGTGGACTGTATGACAAGGTGTTTGACCTAAAGGATGAGATTGTAGAAAAGATTATGGGCTACACAGGAACTAGAGCTAAGATAGGAGCACATGCTCCTTTGAAAGACTATGCTGTTGGTGTATCTGATCAAGTGGTTAGTGAGCTGATTACATTTGCTAAGCAGCTTGAGAGCTACGCAGAGGCTAACAATATGCCTGACATTGAGAACATTGCTCAATCCTTGAGTGGAGAAGCAGCCAAAACTAAATACCTACTAACACTGTCCTAATGGTCATCAATAAGAGGTTCTTTCCTGAGGTGCTCCCTGATAATGAACTTGCTTATTTTGCACATCTAGAGGGAGTGTTGAGCTCCGTAGATGAACTAGCAAGTTTAGAGATTACCAAGAACCCCCATTCTTATCATTTCAGACTAGTGCCTAGTCTTCCTAAATATAACAACATGCTCCTGGAGGAGATATTAAAACTACATAACATCTTCCAGATCAAGCTAAACCTTTCCAAGTCAATCAAAACTTCTGCAACGATAGCTTTTGAAATAAGTTTGGAAAATTCATAAACGACACATATATTTGTGCAAACCAAAAATTAAATAATATGGCAAACTACGATCCTAGCAAACGTTACACATGGACTCCTGATGACAAATTTGAATTCACAGGAGCTGAATTTGGTCTTATTTTGAACGCATTCCGTGCTGTTCTAAACACAGAAGAAGCTGGACGCATTCTTCTAGCTAACGAAGCTAACCAAGTGGTGGAGCGTGCTCTTGCAAAAGCTGTTGAAGCTGATGTTGTTAAAGAGGCTGACGCAACTCCTCAAGCAGGTTTATAAAACTATTAATATGGCAAAGATTAAGAAAGCCCAAAGAGGCGCTGGTGTTCCTAAAGGTTATGTTCGTGGAGAAATGACTGGTCGTCTTATTCCTGAGAAGGAATATGAAAAGCATCAGAGCGATATGGCCAAGAGTCTTCAAGAGATGAAAGATCAATTGAAGAAAGACACCTCTAAACCTAAATCAGCTGTTAAGAAAACTGCTGTTGCTCCTAAGAAGAAAATGAAGAGCGGTGGCAAACTTGCTAAACAGGCTGCTATAGCAATCTCCATGAAGAAAAAAGGCATTAAGCCTAAAATGGATAAGGCTAAAGGTGGTAAAGAGATGATCAAACGTGCTGATGGAAGCTATTCTCAGCGTGGTTTGTGGGATAACATCCGTGCTAATAAAGGCTCAGGTAAGAAACCTACAGCTCAAATGTTGAAGCAAGAGAAGAAGATTAAAGCAGCTTCTAAGAAGAAATGAAATTCTGTGGCATCCATATCATAGAACTAGATGAACATGGACTATGCCCAATTTGTCTTGAACAATCTAATAAATAATTGAAATGGCTAAAATTAAAAAAGCTCAAGCTGGACTTAAAGCTCCTAACAAACGTGTAGGACCTGTTGATCCTTCAGGTGCTTGGACCAAGGTGCAAGAACAAACTCTTGCTGGAAAAAAGACACCTGTTAGTCTTAAAAAAGACAAGGAACTTGGTGCTACATCTATGGCTAAAGGTGGCAAGTGGATTCAGAAAGCTATCAAGAAGCCTGGGGCTCTTCGTAAGTCTTTGGGTGCTAAGCCTGGTAAGCCAATCCCTGCTGCTAAACTTGCCAAAGCTGCTAAAGCTCCTGGTAAGTTGGGTCAGCGTGCACGCCTTGCTCAGACTTTGAAAAAGATGAAGAAGAAGTAAAATGGCTTCCATAAAGAAACTCCTTAAGAGCGCTCCTAGACTTAGAAACAGTCTTCCTCAGAATGTCACAAGAGGAAACGGAGTGAAGAACCCACAGAAGGCAGAAGCTTATGTGGGTAAAGGTGTTTTAAGAAGTGGTGATACAATTACAGCTGTCAAGGGATCCATTACACCTGTTCCTAACGGACCATTGATTAAGAAGAAAGGTCCTTTCAAAGGATCTACACTTAAGAAGGGTGGGAAGGTGACAGTGATAGCTGGTGGTGAGAAACATGTTGTGTACAAGAAAACTAGTCCAACAGGTGTTGGTAAGGGGAAGAAAGGACACATCATGGTGAACCATCCTACCAAAGACAAGGGTAAATGGGACACTATAGATCTCACAAAAATTGGTAGAGCCAAGACTGTTAAACAGGGTGTAGCTTCCACCAAGAAATGGCACAGAGACAATCCTGATTATAAATATAAAGGTAAAAAGAAATAACCATGGCTAAGGTAAAAAAGGCCCAGATGGGTTATAGAGTGAGAGGTGAGGGTAGGAGTTGTGGTATTGAGCGTCAAGCTCGTAAGGATGAGCGTCAGTCTGAAAGAGAGTGGAGAAAGATGGACAGACAGAGTACACGTGAGGTGAAGCGTGATGAACGCATTGCTGCTCGTGAGGCTAAGAAAGTTCCTAAACAACGCTCTGGTGGTAAAACACCAGCTTGGCAAAGAAAGGAAGGAAAGAATCCTTCTGGTGGTCTAAATGCAAAAGGTGTAGCAAGCTATAGAGCTGCCAATCCTGGATCTAAGCTGAAGACTGCTGTAACAACAAAGCCTTCCAAGCTTAAACCTGGAAGCAAAGCTGCTAGTCGTCGTAAGAGTTTCTGTTCTAGAATGTCAGGTATGAAAAAGAAACTGACATCTGCCAAAACTGCCAACGATCCAAATAGCAGAATCAACAAAAGTTTGAGGAAGTGGAACTGCTGATTAAGAAAAGATATTGGGGAAGGATTTCAAAGATTTCTGATGAACTAGGAAGGTTTAGATGTAGTAAGTGTGGAGAATGGAAAGATCCTTCTGAATTTAATAAAAATAGTCAACAGAAAACTGGATTAAGTTACGCTTGTAGAGAATGTATGAGAGTAGCTACTAGAAAATGGAACCTACCTGCAAAATATAACATAACATCAGAGAGATTTGATGAGATGTTAAAAGAACAAGATTACAAATGTGCATGTTGTGGAGTGGAACTTGATACAACAGGTAGACAACATAACAAACCACATGTAGATCATAATCATCTTACTGGAGAAGTTAGGGAAATTCTCTGCGGAAATTGTAACTTAGCTGCTGGTAAGGTAAAAGATAGTTCAGAGATAGCCAAGAAACTGGCTGATTACTTGAAAAAATGGAATTGCTAATACTTAAAAACTTAAATAACAATGGCACGTATTAAGAAAATGCAGGATGGTGGTAAATCCTCCCTCGGTATGAAATCAGTAAAGGCTGGATTTGATAAAAATCCTGGCGTTACAAGAGCAGACATCATTGTGGCTGCTAAGAAAGAAGCTAAGAAAGGAGCTAAGATTAAGAAAGCTCAAGATGGTGAGAAATTGAAAGTGGCTCTTCGCTCTGGTCAATTGAAAAGACTTGGTAAGTTGAGCGCTAAGAACCCTGAGAAAGCTGAGAAGGTAGGTAAAAGCATGGTTGAAAGAGCTACACGTAAGCAACGTGGTGTAGAATACTTGAAGAAGAATGCTCCAGCACTTAAGCCTTCAAGCGCTAAATCTTCTGTAGAAATGAAGAAAGGTGGTAAGTTGAAGAAAGCTCGTAGCGGTGCTACACTATCTCCTTCTAAGAAAAGCGTATCTAGTGTTCTTGGTGGTTACAAGCGTGTTATTGGAAAGAGCATGCGTGATGGTGGATCTATGAAAAAATGCAGGGGAGGTTGCTATTAATATGAAAGCAGGTAAACCAAAAAAGGCCCCAAAGGTACCACCACCTAAGCCTATCAATGCTAATTATATGAAAGAGGCTGATACCAAACTTAGGAGGTCCAGTAAGATGTGGCCCATGAAGACAAAACGTCTATCTAAATAGTTGTTGTTTCATAGTTGTTTGTTTAGTAAAAAGCCTCTTTTTATAAGAGGCTTTTTTATTTATATCATATGGTAAAACTAACATGTATATGTCCTGTGTGGAAAAGACCACAGAGGACCATTAGAGCAATAGAATCTGTTGTAGCCCAGAAGTTTGATGGCTATGAGGCATTGTTCATAGGTGACAGATGTCCAGAGTTTCAAAAACATCTGGACGCTGGTACATTTAAGAAATACGAAGAACAAGTGGCTGCTACAGGTAACAAGATATTATTCCATAATATGGATGAACATTATGGGGGCTGGGGACATGGTGCACGTAAGTACGGCATTGATATAGCTCAGGGAGAATACATATGCTTCCTGGACAATGATGATGTTCTCAAGCCCAACCATTTTGCTAACTATTATGGATTCATGCAAGAGAACCCAGACATTCATGTAGGTTATTTCAATGCACGTACAGAGCCCTGGAAAAAGAACAGAGTTTCTTGTCTATCCAGAGGAGGCATTGGAAACGCAGAATTAATGATAAAGACAGATGTTCTTAAGAAGAACTATAGACTAGATCCAGAATATGAACATGACTGGAGACTAGTGGAGAGAATGTTAAACTACGGATATAAGTTCAAAAAGAGCACAGCAGCTCCTACATATATAATAATGAGTATTCCTAACTATCGAGAAACCACAATTGACTGATGATAACGGTTATTATTCCTGCTTACAAAGCAACTAAGTACATAGATGAATGCCTTGCTTCTCTGCCAGGGGCTGAGATATTGGTAGGAATAGACCGTTGTAAAGAGACATTTGACCACCTGGTGGGTAGAACAGACATAAAGACGTTCTATTTTACAGAGAATGTAGGACCTTATGTTATTAAAAACACACTAGTTGATGAGGCTTCTCATGACAAAATCCTATTTTTTGACTCTGATGACATCCTTGTAGAGGGTGTTCTGGATAGGATAGAGAAGGCTTTAGATAATGTAGACTACGTAAAACTCAACTATATCAACTTCACAGGCAGGATTAATCATAAGGCACACAAGATGAATGATGCTGTAATAGCTATCAACCGTCCTGTGTTTAACGAGCTGAATGGTTTTAAACCATGGAGATGTGGAGCTGATACAGAGTTTGCACACCGTTTAGCATTTAACAAACTGAAACACATAGTGCTAGATGATATAGCCTATTACAGAAGAATCCATGGTGAAAATCTCACTGTGAGAAAAGAAACAGGATATGATTCTCCTATAAGAAAAGGATATATGGAGTATATTGCAAGGCGTCAAAGAGAAAACAACTGGGTAAATCCAACACATAAACAAACTCAAGGATATGTTACTTATACAACAACCCATCGAGGAGCTTAAGCTTCCTCCTGAAGTGACAATAGGAACTAGGAAGAGATATTCAACAGCTACAGCTGTGGCGTGGATCAATGACCACAAACTTGTATCAGCTGCTTTTAACAGCAGAAAGGTATATTTAATAGAGCTCACCGAAGATGGTGGTTCTAGGATATTAGATGTTGTAAAGGCTCCTTACAATCCAGACTTGATGGATTATAAAGATGGGGTGATAGTTACATCAGACTATCCTTTCTCCAACCCTGATGGACATGCGTCCATATTTGATGTGGTGGATGATAAGATAGTGTATAGGAAAAGCATTAAGCTTCCCAGTACAAAAGCTCACGGCTGTAAGATTGTAGACAGTAATACCATCATCATCACTAGTAACAGTGACTTCAACAAGGGGTGTTTGTTTATAGATGTGAACAAAGGTGTGGTGAAAAGCAATCTAAAAGACATGGACCACTACCCTAAAGATGTTCATATAAAGGATGATAGACTTCTAGTGGTGTGTGCAAAGAGTCTTCCCCAGATAGGACAAACCACCGTGATAGGTGAATCTGTGCTCTATCTATTCGATGTTGCAACATTAACAAGATTAGATGAGGTGAGATTTCATGGGCAAACAGACTCTCTCACCATGGATGGTGAACATGTATTCATCACTATACAAGGAGATGATACTGTTGCAGGGTTTACATTAATTGATGATAAGCTCTCCTATATTGGTAGAGCTGGTGGGTTTAACTTCCCACATGGTATAGATGCGCTAAATGGTAAAATAGCTGTTACAAACTATGGTGATAACACCATCAGGATATTCACTAAGGATGAGCTTCTACAAAATCTGCAAGCATCTTAACATAATCCTTGTTCCAGTGAGGGTTTAATTGCACCTCACCTGTAGGAATCTTACCCTGTATTCTAAGGTTTTCTATGTGTAAACTATGCCTTTGGATGGCATTAGGTTTGCCAGGTTTATCATGTCCCTGACCAGACATGTGATAGCTACGTCCTCCCCACATGTAAAACCAGCTAGCCTCAGCTTTAGGAGGCTTAGCAAACAGTCTTCCACCGTGCTTATGTAGACGTTCTATAAACGTCATATCATATCCAGCGTTCTCAATGGGGTGGTGCCCTATAGCTTCCCAAGCAGACTTCCTGAACACAATACCTGAGTTACCTATCCAGGTAACATCTGTTATTTTGTCCCCGTTATAGAACACTCCAGGATTCCAATGGAGAATGTTCACATCATCTGTGAAATATTTAGCTACATTCTGCAAATGCCAAGGCATAGCTAAATCATCATCATCCCACTGGCATATAATATCCCCATTACAGATATCTGTTGCGTAGTTTTCTTTCTCACCTATAGTGCTGAAGGTGAAGTTCATATTGTGTATTCTCACTCTGGGATGGTCAAATCTGAGCTTCTGCAGGGGATAGTCATTCACGATTATCAGTTCACGCCTATCTTCAGGGTAGTCTTGCCTGAGGAAAGACTCTAAGCTTTCCTCAAGCGTATCCACCCTGCCGTATGTGATCATCTTACATGATATTAGTGGCAGCATAAAAACGTTCTACATCTTCTGGTTCTAAATAGATTTCACTCTGGAATGTGTTGCGCTGACGCTTTACTCCCTTCACCTTGTTTGTGCGTGGGTCAACATCAGGCATTTCCTGAGCACGCTCGTGTAGGTCATCCAATAATACCAACAGTCTACCATCTTCCACACCTACAGTGCGGATCACCTTGTTCATGTTAAAGCTGTCTCTGAATGTGTTGTACACAGGGTTCTCTGGTGTACCTGACTTCAACTCTTTACGAGTGTAGAAAAACTGATTCTTCATTTGATTTTGTTATAAAATTGGTTTGTTAAATATTGAAGCTCATACGTGTAGGACTCCTCTGTATTCTCATCAAGAGGAATCCCAGCCCACGACATAATAGAAATTGTAGCATGTAAAAGCTCATGGCTAATAACACCTCTGTCTTCTACACCATTTAACCACATGGCTATTCTACCTTCTTCATCTGTGTAAGTCATACCGCTAGCATCAAAATCTTCAGAATTTACAGGAAAATCCACATGTTCTGCTATAAATTCTAGTGCTTTTTCGGTATCTTTTGTGATGATGATGTTCACCTCTGTGTCATATGTACCACCATCAAGTGTTATCACCTGGTCCACGTAAAGGTCAACCTTCTTATCAACCTCTATCATCATAAGTGGTATAAATATGAGTGCTAAAACTAGCAGGGTTAGTAGAAGTTTCTCTCTAAATGTCATATTTCTTTTTTAGTAATTCACGTCTTCTATTCACTTCTTCATACTTGTACATATCTCTTTCAACATTGTCATGCTCTTCGAGTGTCAAAAGTATGATATTTTCTTCATCATACATCGCCTGAG